AAAATGATATTTAAGGGAGGACTTATTGATGGGAGTTTTATCTGACAGACAAATAAGAGAATATGTTGAGAGGTACAAAATGATTGATCCGTTTGAACCAAAACAAGTAAAAGAAATTATATTTAATTCTAATGTAGAATGTGGAGAAGCTCTTTCAAAAATTATTCCAGTTATTTCTTATGGAACTTCATGTTATGGCTATGATCTTAGAGCTGGAAATGTTTTTCAAGTATTTACAAATCTAGATGATTATGTAGTAGATCCGAAAAACTTCAATCCAAAACTTTTATTTGAGAAGAAAGTTCAACCACATGAAGCTGTCATTATTCCTCCCAATAGTTTTGCGTTAGCTGTTTCAGTTGAAAGGTTTAAAATTCCGAGAAATATAGTTACAATATGCATGGGGAAATCAACATATGCTAGATGTGGAATTATTGTTAATGTAACTCCTTTTGAACCAGAATGGGAGGGATATCCGACATTAGAAATATCTAATACTACTCCTTTACCAGCAAAAATATATGCTTATGAAGGTTTGGCACAAGTAATGTTTTTGACTGGTGACGAAGTATGTGAAATATCATATGCTGACAAGAAAGGTAAATATCAAAATCAAGAAAACAAGCCAGTTCCTCCAAAAGTTTAAAAGGAGGAGATATATTTGCTGCAAGTATATACAGAAATAATTAGACCTGATATTAAGATAAATAAAGTTATAATAGAACTTGACAATATATATGAACTTGTTGTTGAAGGTGATAATTCAGTTATTTATACTAATGAATTTTTTAATTATCATCTTAAAAAATTCCATATCGATAATATTTTATTTTTGATATTTTGTGAAGATTGGTTAAAAAATAGAAATGTAAAAGCAGAACTTAAAATTATGAGAAATTTGAATATAATTGATAAAATGATATTTAGTTTTATACTTTGGTTAAAAAGGAAGGTGTATAATGAATTAGGTTTGGAATCATTTGAATTAGCTGAAGAAATAAAGGAGGATTAATTTATGTTTTTAGATGCTGCAATTAAAATCTTAGAAAAAAGGTATTTAGAAAAGAATGATAAAGGAGAAATTATCGAAACTCCTGAAGAAAGATTTGAAAAAGTAGCAGATGAGATATCAAAAGCTGAAAAAAATGAAGAATTACAAAAAAAATGGAAAAATAGATTTTTAGAACATATGTTAGAATTAAATTTTCTGCCAAATTCACCTACTCTAATGAATGCTGGCAAAAATATTGATAGTCGTTATAAACAATATTGTGCTTGTACAGTAATTGATATAGATGATAATATGGAAAGTATTGGAGAATCTGTAAAAGAGATAATGCTAATTCATAAAACCGGTGCTGGGACTGGAATGAATTATTCAAAATTAAGACCTAAGGGTTCTTTAGTTAGTACAACAAAGGGTAAATCATCTGGACCAATTGAATTTATGAAAATACACAACTCAGCTACTGAAGCTGTAAAACAAGGAGGCGTAAGAAGAGGAGCAAATATAGGTTTATTAGAAATATGGCATCCAGACATTATTGATTTTATAAATTTAAAATCGAAACCCGGTATAATGGAAAATTTCAATTTGTCAATAGGTGTATGGGATGATTTTATACGTGCAATTTTAAATGGAAGTAAATATAGACTTCATTTCCCAGGTTTTCAAGAATTTGATAAAGAGGTTGATGCAAGAGAATTATTTAATTTGATTGTAAAAAGGGCTTGGGAAAGTGGAGAACCTGGACTTATATTTTTAGATACAATAAATAGACATAATCCTACACCTGAACTAGGTCCAATAAGATCAACAAATCCATGTGGTGAAGTTCCGCTCTATCCTTATGAAGCTTGTAATCTCGGATCTATAAATTTATCAAACATGATTGTTAATAAAAAATGGAATTATAAAAAATTAGATCAAACAATTGAAGTTGGTGTAAGGTTTTTAGATAATATTGTAGATTTAACAAAGTTTCCAATTGATAAGTTTTATACTTTACTTTTAGGAAATAGAAAAATCGGACTTGGTGTAATGGGTTGGGCAGATGCTTTACTAAAACTTGGAATTCCATATGATAGTGAACAAGCTTTAAATGAAGCTGAAAGTATTATGAAATATATTAATTCTACAGCATTAGATGTATCTAAAGCATTAGGTGAAGAGAAAGGCAATTTTCCAAATTTCGAGAAGTCAATTTATAAAGACAAACTTAAATATTTAAGAAATGCTTCAAGAACTGTTATTGCTCCTACAGGATCTATTTCAAGAATTGCAGGGGTTAATTATGGAATAGAACCATTATACGAAATTGAAACAACTTCAAGAATTTTGAATGGAGAAGAAATAACGGTATTTCATCCAATTGTTAAACAAATATTAGAAGAACGAAATTTGAAACATATTAAATCATCTAAAGATTTACCACAAGATCTTAAAGAAGTTATTAGAGTTGCTCATGAAATTTCTCCAGAATATCATGTTTTAATGCAAGCTGCATTTCAAAAATATACTGATAATGCTGTTTCTAAAACTGTTAATTTACCATATAATGCGACTGAACAAGATGTGTATAATATTTTTATGTTAGCTTGGGAACATGGATGCAAAGGAATAACAGTATATCGTGATGGATCAAGAAAAGATCAACCAGTTGTTAGTTCAAAAGAAACTATAACTATAAATAAAGAGTTTTCAAAAAATATAGTATATGAACATATGCCAGCGAAAATAATTCCAAAAGAAGTGGCTACAGATGCACCTTCAAGGACAATAAGAGTTAAAACTGGTTGTGGTAAATTATTTGTAGATTTAGTATTTGATGAAACTAATAAAGAATTAACTGAAGTATTTATAACTACTAATAAGAATGGAGGATGTAAATGTAATACTGAAGCTTTAGCAATGGCAGTATCTGCATTATTGAGATGTAATGTTGATCCGATGTATATTGTTAAGTTGTTAAAACAAGGAGATTCTTGTGTGTCTTTTATGAGAGCAAAAGCAAATGATCCGCTTATGGAAGGACGATCTTGTCCAGATGCAATTGGAAGATTAATTGAAAAATATATTAAAAAAAATGAAACAATAGAAAAATCAAGGATTACTGAAATTGTAACTTATGATAGTGAATATGATATTACTTGTCCTGATTGTGGGAAAAAATTAAGAAATGCTGAAGGTTGTATTATCTGTCCGGCATGTGGATATAGTAGATGTAATTAAGGAGGAAACAAATTAAAAAAAGTTGAGAGGAGGTTAATTATAAATATGGTAAAAAAAGTTATTTATGAGTATGACAAAGATGGTAAGTTAGTTAAAGTAACAGAAATTGTTCATAAAAATTCAGATTGTAATAAAAAATGTCCTATAGTTGAAAATTATAAAAAAGGTCCGATGATACTAAAATAAAATGGCCACCTTTTCAGGTGGCCTTATTTATTTATTGATTTTTATATCTCTGCTCATAAGCTTCTATCATTTTTCTAACCATATTTCCTCCAACTCTTCCATTGTCTCTTGAAGAAAGTTGACCTTTATCAATTTGATCGTAGTTAGTAATTCCTAATTCTGAAGCTGTTTCAATTTTAAGTTTATCAAGCATTCGTCTAGCTTCAGGTATATTCAATTTATTTCTATTGGCCATTTAACTTTCTCTCCTCTCTCTGTTAATTTTATTTTTGCAGTATTATTATAACCTTTTTGTTTCTACGTTATACATGATAAAATATTTATCTTTTGTAATGAGTTTCCTATTTAAAATTATATTATTTTAAACTATATTAGTACTTTTATAATAAAATTTATTTTATTTTTGAAATTTGTGTGATATAATTTAAAATAAAGGAGGTGAAAATAATTGGATGAAAATGGAAAAGTGGTATTTGTAATAATGGAAAAAGTGCAAGAAAAATTTATGTTAAAAGTTCGATGTGTTACTGCAAGTCCATCAGTAGTAAGAATGTTAAATAAGAATAATAATTACACAGTCAAAGTAGTTCCGTTTATTAATTATGAAGATATTAAAACTAAAAAGTATATGATTTAGAAAGGTGCTGATAAAATGGCTAGGACACAAGGAGCTTATAACAAACCTATATTAGAAAGAATATTTGTCTTACTTCCAAAACTCAGTCAAAAAGAACTTCAAGCTGTTAAAAAGCAGATTGAAAATCTTATAGCTATTAATAATGAAATGAGAAAGGAAGGTTAAAATGACAAAGGAAAAATTTTGGGATAATGACCCTATTGTAGTAAATGAATTTGAAAAAGGCTCAAAGTTATGTAAAGCTTTATTAGGTAAAGTAAATAAAAAATACTGTGTAGCTTTACAAACATTCTTTACAGATAAAGATGGAAATGAAAGACCTGGAAAAGGATATTTTATTGTCGACTCGAATAAACAATCAGTTATTGAACAGATTGATGATTCAATTCATTCTTTAAATGAATTGAAAAAAGCTCTGGTGAATTTAAAATGAAAGACAGATCAACACAAGCTTTAGCAATACAAAATCAATTTCGTGATATTTTTTCTTGTTTAAATAAAGTATCTAAAAGTATTGATGAATTAAACATGGAATATAATGGTAAAGATTTATACAGAGATGCAAATAGACTTTATAATACAATTAAAGACGAATATGATTTTGTAATGGATGATGATATCAAGAAACAACTTGAGCAATATGTAGAAAATGTAAAAATAGTTTTAACAAATATTGCAGTAATAAATAAATCAATAAAAAATATACAAGAAAATTTACAAGTTGCAAAAGAATATGTCAATAAAGCAGCACAGATAATTGATGTTATGATTTGAGGTGATTTATATTGATAAAGAAAAAGATTGTAAAGAAAAAGAAAATAAAAATTGAAAAGCCAGTTGAAGTACCGAAAGTTAAAGTAGAATTATCTCAAGAATTAACACGCCTAAATACTGCTAAAAAAGTAATACATTATGATACTAATGTACCTGAAGGTTGGAAAATAGTTTGTGAATGCAATCATGATAGTGGAGACCCTATAAAACTAGCTAAACAATGTATTAAAGAGTATCAACAAAAATATCCAAAAGATAATTTTAAAATTCAACGTGCTCATCCATATTTAACATATATTCTTAAAGAAATTAAGAATAAGGGAAAATCAAATGGAAAGAAATGAATATGAAGAATTATTCAAAAATGATATTTTAGAAAAGAAAAGACTGTGTAGGAGTAAAAAGGTTGTAACTACAGGTAAAAAGAAAGTAACTGTTATGACTCCTGTTGATTATTTGAAAGGTCTTGAAAAGAAAAAATATATAAATTTAGAAAATGATGGAAAGGTGAGATATTATAAAATGTCAGACATTTTGATTTCATTAGATGAGTTTAAGAAATTAGATGATAATAAAAAAGCAGAATATCTTAAAAGTTATTTACAGAAATATACAAGAAATGAGATTGCAAAGAAATGGAATGTAAAGAAAAGTTTCCTCAGTTATTATATTAATAAATTAGGATTGAAAAATACTACAAATGAATCTCAAAATAATTCTTATAAAGTTGAATCATCAAAGAATTATAAAATAAATGTAAGTGGTGTATTTAAAGGATCTGAAGTAAAAGAATTTATTGCTTCATTGGATTTAGCAGTAAAAGAGAATAATACTTACTATATTAATATCGTTTTACAACAGAAATTTGAAGAATCACAATAACTTTTAAATGTTTATTTATATTAATACATAAATAAAATAGTTAATAAAATAGACAGTGATAGACGTTTCAAAAAAATATCTAAATATTTTCACCTTAAATTAAATTTTTAGTGTCATATAGAGTGTTTTAGAAATATTAAATGTGGTTTAAAATTAAAATTGAACGTTATATTTAGGTACGTGTGGTAATATATTATTATTGAATAAAATTTAATAGTTTGGAGGTGTAAACGATGAGAAAATATAATAATATTCTCATCGATGTATTTTTGATATTTACATTCTCCAACATATTATACAAATTAGTTTTTTGAAAATAGACCATTTAGGTCTATTTTTTTTATATAATCCTTATATTCATCCTTGTATTTACCTATATATAAGGTTGAATATAATCAAAACTTTTCTTAACCTTTCTTTATAAATATATTGTTTGTTTTTAATAAAACAAACACCTTTCCGTTTTTACAAACGTTTTGGTGTAATGGCATAGGTTGCGTAGGTTAAGAAAAAAGTTTTTATTGAATGTTATATAATTGATTTTGATAAAATATATTATACTGCAAAATAACAAAATCAAAAGGAGGTTTTTAAAATGGTAAATGAAATTAGCATTAGTGAAAAGAATATTGAAAATGGAGGTGAGAAAGTATATAACGAAGTTCTTGAAAAAATATTAAAGTTAATTGATAATTCAGAAGATATAAAATTTATAGAAGTTAAAAATAAATCTGGTTCAAGCATATTTGATTCAAATAAGATACGATTATTAAAAGTTGTAAAAACTAAAAGTGGATATAAAATTGAATTTAATGTTCATGTAAGTTCTGTTGAAGGAATGAAAATTTTAACTGATGAAGAAGCAAAAGAAAAACATATGGGAACTGCAAAATGGATCTATTCTGGTAATGATTTTAAAGTTATTGAAAAACTTGTTTTAGAAGCTATTGAAAATTATAAACATATGAATATTAGTTTTAAGAATAAGAAGAAAAATGATGAAAAAATAGAAGAAAATGAAATTAAATTAGTAACATAACAGACAAATTTATAAAATTATTCAACAATATTATTTATTTTTGGAAATTCTGATGATATAATTATATTGTAAAAATAAAAATAAAGGAGGTTAAAAAATGGAACAAGAAATGGAATGTGAAGAAAAATACGAAATATGTGAAAATTGCAAGTTATATGAAAAATTAACAGATGAAATAGGTTTATGTCATGGACCGTTTGAGACTGTATATTTTGATATGCCAATTTGTTCTGACTTTATTAAAAAGGAGGTTTAAATATGGAACATGAAACAAGATATGGAATGGATGGAAGAATGAAGATTGTATCAGAAGATGATGTATTAATTGATGAAGAAACATTTCATAATTTATTTGACAATGGTGTATGTGATACTTATATCGAACTTCCACGAATGATAAATTTAGTTGCAAAAGATATAGTAAAAATGGAAGATAATGATACAGATACAATTTTATATCATATTGATGGAATAAGACAATTAATAAATACATGTAAAGATGCAATGAATTTATTGATACAAAAAGGAAAAGAATTAAATATTCCTGAAAAGCATATGAATCCTGATGTAATTGAGAATATTGATATACATTTAGATAAAATATCAGATATGAATATCAAAGATAATCATAACCGATATAAAAGATTTAAAGATATAAGTTAAAATTTACCATTTAATATTTGAAATAATTTTGGTATAATTATTATTGCAGGTTAGGTGGTGACTCCTCTTCCTTAAGATCGTTGTATAAGTTTTATTTTTTTGAGATTTGTCTATATGACAAATCTGATTTTTGGTAGTTGTTGGTGGTTTTACATCTAATCTGCAATTATTTTCTGTCATTATGGTTTTCTCCTTTAAAGTGTGACTGATATAAAATGTCAGTCATTTTTTTATATGTTTTATTTATTTTTAGCAAAAATGATGGTATTATAAAAATAAAAAGGAGGTTTTTATGGAAGAATTTGAAAATATTAAAGGAAAAGTTACTGTATGTTTAAATTGCAAAGTTGTTAAAATCTCAAAAGATGGAAGTAGAATTTGTGACGAATGTAATTATTGTAATACTATAGCATATTGGCCTACAAAGGAAAAATTCTTCGACTATATTGGAATGAATGGATTAAAGGATTTAGTTATAAAAGATGTTAAACTTATTGATGAAATATTATCTATATTTTCAGTTAAATGAAAGGAGAGATAAATAAATGAAAAATGTTAAAAGATTAGAAAGTAATGTATGGGTTATGTCAACAATGATGTTGACACACGATCCTAATAATAGAAGAGGAGCTTATAGAGATTATGGAGAAATTGATAAGAAAGAATATGTCATTTTAACAGCTCCAGAATATGGATATAATAATTCAAAACAATATAAGGTAAGTCATTATATAGACGATATATTTCATACTCCAGATTTTATTATCAAAACTTATAAAGAATTATTTTTTGATACTGAAGAAGAAGCAGTTAAATATATAAAAGATAATTTTAATTTAGATTTAAGTATTGAAAGACTTAAAAATGAAGGAATTTATATTCAAGATTAACAATCAATATTCATAAATTTTGTAACACAATTACTATATGTATCATATACTGAATATTAAGGAGGTGATTAAAAATGAGAAAACGTTCTACAGTTAATACTCCTTTAATAGATGATAAAATTGCACAAGATTATATTGATGAAGCTTGTGAAGAATTGAGTGTTGGAATTCCCATGTCAACGATTGCTGGCAGAGATAAGTTTATTTTAGCTTCAGTTTATTCATTATTTGCTATTGTAACAATGTTAGATAATATGCAGCAAGATTTACATAAAATTACAGTTAAATTATGTGGTGAGACTGAAGAAGATAAACATAAAAAAATTATGAAAAAACTTATTGATGGTAAGAAGTTGTCTGAAGAAGAACAGAAATTTATTGACGATATAGAAAAAGATTTATAACAGATTTTAAAATCTGTTATTTTTACACAATCTTTATAAACATTTTTAACATATTTATTTATTTTTTGATATTTTGATGATATAATTATATTGTAAAAATAAAAATAAAGGAGGAAATTATAATGACAGAAAGAAATTTAGAAGAATTATTGAGTATCATGGAAGAAAAACGTAAAATAAGTGTCAATTATAATGAATTTCAAACATTATCAGAATTTTTAATACTTCATAACCAAAGTTTTACAGTTAAAGTTTCTGAAAATACTGATATTATTGATGTAATTTTAAATTAGGAGGTATATAAATATGATAGTTAAAGTAAAACATATATTTCATTTTGAACATTATAAAGAAATAGAAGTTCCAGATGATTTAATTGTAGATATAGAAGATTTTGAACAAGATGCTGCAGTACAAGATGCTATTGATAAAGCTCGTGAAGAAGCTGAAGAGGAATTTGCAGAATTTAGACGAGAAAATGGTATTGATTGGACAAAAGTTGAAGTGAATTATGAATTTGACAATGATAAATATGATTATTGCGACCATTGTGATAAGTTATATCCAAAAGATGAATTAACAATCGATGATATAGGACTTTATATTTGTAAGAATTGTAAATCTCAAGAGTGAGGTGATAAAATGGATATCGACAAAGAACTTAAAAAACTTAAAATCAAAAAATCTGATTTTTTAAAATGGTTTTTGATCGTAAAACTTTATATAACAAGAGGTGAATTTTAAATGTCAGATGATTGCTTAATACAGCAACTTATGGATGAAGTTTATAATAAATGGAGAAAAAATGAATGTAAAGGTATGAGTAGACTTGAAGTAATTTCTAAATTCTTTACTCTAAGACACAAAGCAGCTGTTCAACTTGGAAATATGAATTACCAAGTTGAGAATGGTGGTTGGTCTCAATGGGATATGAATGGATATTCAGAAGATATTGATGATTTGATTGAATATTGTAAAAAAGGAATTGCAATGAAAATTAAACATTTTGATAAACTACTTGAAATACTAAAAGATGTTAAAATGATTTTAGAAAATATGAAAATACACGAAGAAAATAGAGAATCTTTGGATGACGACGAATATTATGATGGTGAAGAAGAATATGAAAGTTTGTCTAGATTAGATGATAAATATTATGAAATAGATCAGACTGAATTAATTGAATCGTTTGACGAATTCTTGAAAAGGTTCGATGAAAAGACTGATGTTTCTGGTATAAAAGTTGAATCTACAATAAAACCTAAAGTAAAATTGATCGGCGAAAATGGGAATGTCTTTAATATTATAGGTAAGGTGTCAAAAGCTCTTAAACAAGCTGGTCAAAAGAATAAAGCAGGAGAATTTGAAGAAAAAGCATTAAATGCTAAAAGCTATATGGAAGTTCTTTGTTTAGTTGCTGAATATGTCGATATTTTATAATAAAAATAAGTTAAAATTTTAGATGAGGAGGTTATAAGAATGGTTGATGTTACTATAAGATATCCAGATGCAAATGTAGATATTTCATGTGTTACAATAGATGATCGAGAGGATATTGAATCTGTATATTTCGTATTGAATAATAAAGACAAACAATTTGTAGTATTAAAACGTTTTAACAAGAAGTATAAAGACTCTAACGAAGGAGCTTATCGAATAGAATTAGAAGAAGAAGAAATAATAATTAATAAGACTTATATATTTCAAATAAGTAAATCTTGTTATTCTAAAAATGATTTGATAAAAGATATTGAAGAACATAACAAGAAATATGACAGATTTGTTGAGCTTCTTAAAAATCTAGAAGTCCAAGAACTTAAGACTTTGGCTGAAAAAGAACATTTTACTTATGATGTAGCTTTAGAAAAAATGGGATATACAAATGATATTCTTAAAGAATACGTTGAACTTTGGGAATATTTTGTATATTAAAGGAGGGATAATGAAATGTTTGACTTGCATAAAGTTTTAGATACATTAGCTAATGATTTTTTTAATAATGATAATGAAGCTCTAACTGCAGTTAGTTTTGATGGAGGAAAAAGGTTCTCAAAATGTTCAATTAGAGTTGAAGATAGACATATTACAATTAGAATATTCGAAGATTCACATGATGATAGTAATATAATTATGATATTAATCGACAAAATCGATTCAGTAACAATACACAGTATAGGTCGTTTAGAATTAAATTTAACAGATAATATTTTTGGAAATGAAAAAATTGTCTTATATAAAATGGAGTCGATATAGTATTATTACTACCCATCCAATATCTATAAATATACATTCTCTATATTAACAGTATCATACATACAAAATAAACTAGCTTGATTTAAAGTTCCTTGATCGTATCCTGTAGTACTATCTTTAATTAGAATAAAATAAGCCTGTAAGGGCTTATTTTTTTTGTTTAAGTAAATTCTATATTGTGCTTCTATTTTAAATTCTAAGCCTATTAAATATGGTATAAATATTTTTATATTAAAATTTAATTTAAGAAGCTATAGAGACGTATTAGAAAATCTAAAATTTATCTTAAATTCTATATATTTATTATTTTTATTAAAGAAAAATTGTTTTTTAGAAGTTATTTATTTTTTGATATTTTGATGTTATAATATAATTGATAAAATAAATGGATAATTCAATGAAATGGAGGATAATAAATGAGAGAAGTAACAAAAGTGTATAAAATCTATAAGTTCGATGAACTTGAACCAAAAGCTAAAGAAAAAGCAATAGATGAAGTAAGAAATATGAAATATGATTTTATTGATGAAACATTATCGAATGTACTTAGAGAAGAATTAGAAAAATATGGATATCCAACTAATGATTTAAGATATAGTCTAAATAATCAGCAAGGAGATGGAGTAGCATTTTATGGAAATTTATATGAAGAAAATATTTTAAAGATATTAGAAAGGTTGAAACTTGAAGAACTTTATAAAAAATATAAATTGTTTCAAGTTTTCAATGTAACAAGATTTTTTACTTTTGATATTGAGAAAAACAGAGATTTTTACCGATATGACCATTTTAATACAATGATTGTTAGACTACGTATACATTATTCAATAATTTATGACGGTAATAATATTTATAAGAGAATAACTAACATATTTGAACAGATACAAAATGTGATTCAAGACGATGTAAAATATGTAAGTAAAAAACTTGAAAGTTTAGGATATAAAATAATTGATGATGAATTAAGTGATGAAAGAATAATACAAGATATAAAAGATAATGATTATGAATTTTATTCAAATGGATTGATATATAAAGAATAATATTATTCTTTTTTTTACTATTTTTAAGAGTACTTAACTATAAATTATTTTATTTTTTACGTTTTTTAGTAATTTCTTTTTAACACTCTAACGGGCTTCTATTTAATTCTTTTTGTTATTTTAATATAATTATATATATAAATAAAAATGATTACTTTTAGATTAAAATAGAAGCTCATAAAAAGAATTAAATAATAAAAAAAAGAAAGCCTTATAGGCTTAATCTTTAATAAAATATTCTTTATTCATTTTATACTATTCCTTCATCTATACATTCTTTAAGAAATTCTTTAAGACGTGGAAATGATTTTTCATATTTATTGGATTCTCTTTCTTCTTTCCATATTTCTTCTAGTCCAAGAAGTTTAAATATTTCTTTTTCCCATTCTTTAGGCATTTTTACTAGTTGTTCGCCAGAAATATAACATAAATGAAGATAATTACTCCATATTTCTTTAATTTTCGGATTTATTTCTATATATTCATATATTGATAATTCACATATTGTATGATCTGTCAAAACAACTTTAAATGATGTATAACTTGTTGGTTCAATTCCAGTCCAATGATATGGATAAAGTTCTTCAACTAATGTTGGATCAGCTTCTATCATTTTTTGTTTTACATGTTCTGGTAGTTTCTCAATATCTTTAGCATCAAATCTGAAAGCCATTTTAAGCCTCCCGAATTTTTAGTGAGAGGAATAGGAAAGATTAAAAATTAGTCTTCCCTATTCCAGTTATTACTGCATCATAGTCTTTGCTATATACTATACAATCAATTTTATTAGTTTCTGCTTCGTTTTTCAAAACTTCAATAATATCTTCGACTGTTTTTACATTGTTTAATGGGTTTTCAAGATTATCACGAATTTGATTTGCATTTACAACTGTTAATCCGTCATTTTCATCATAAACAACTACTAAATATCTTTCTAACTCTGTATCTTCCAAAATTGCAATTGGAATTTCGTCTTTGTAAAAATTAATTTTATCAATCTTCTTTGATGGTCTCATTCTAAAATCTCTAACTGCATCATTTAATGTTGCAAAGTAATGTCCGAGTATTGGTTCTCCATTTCTGCTTATTATCCAAGTTACATACGGAGTGAGAGAATTGTTTGGTTTTAAAGCTATGATATATGTTATGTCATCGACTATTTTTGAATCAATCACAATTGCTCCATTATTTAAAGTAACACCTCTGTCAATAATTTCATTTTCTGCCATTATTGAATCCTCCTTTTATTTTATTTTCAAGGTTCAATAAATCGAATAATACAAAAATGGAGGGGTTTAGATTACCCCTCTTACTAATAGCCTCTTTTTTTCTTGTTCTTTAAAATTCTCCAAAGAAGCTTTTACTATATCTTTTATATGGTCTGCTGTTTGAGTTTCATATTTATATCTTACTGTTCCCAAATGTTCATTGTAAGCTTCTTGTCTTGTGTAATATTTCATCCCTGGAAGTTTTGCCAATTCTTCTGGAAGTTCAGTATTAATTTCAAGGACAATTTCGCCTGCAGAATAGACCAATTTAAGAAGACGTACATTCCCCTTAAAGTAAGAATATCCCGTCGTTATTGGTCTTTCTACAAAACCTTTGTTTTTGAGGACCATTGACCGAATAACTTTTAAAGACTTATCAAATTCATTGACAAACTCCTTTTCTTCAGGCTGTTTCTTAATCTTTTTAACGGGCATCTTTTACTTACCTCCTTTCTTTAGATTTTAATTTTTCCTTTGATTATATATTACCATAATTTATTCTAAAAGTAAATACAGTAGAAAACAAATGGTGTCTCTTTTTTTAACATTTTTCAAATAAAAAAAGAGAAAGGAAAATTTTTTTTTATATTTAATCTTTAATCTGAAGAATCAACAGAAAATGTCAATCCACATTTCTTACAAGTATAAGTATGTATGAATCTTTCATGACTTTCTTCAGTATATTCATGTTTACATCCAATTTTAAAGACTTTTATTTCATCATTTCCCATATCTACTACAGCGTAAGCTACATCAAAAAAGAAAAATATCCACGTATTATAGATTCTACTGCAAGGGTCTTTAGTATTAATATATACTTGTCTAAAATCAATATATTTTGGTGAGAATGAAAAAATCTTTCTCCAAAAATTTTTGATATTACTTTCTTCAAAGGGTTCTGGTAATTCATTGTAGTTGTTGAATTTTTCAATATACTTAAACTCGTCTTTAAATTTACTACGATCGTCTGCAATTGAATTTACTTTATACATATCATCACCTCCTTCCAAGATGAATTTTAGAAACTATAAAAGTGGCTGCTCCTAAAAACAATTATTGATTAACTTCTACTGTCTGTATATTTTCTGTTTGATTTTCTTCTTTACGATCTTCTACTTTCACAGGTAACGTTTCTACAGGAGCTTGGGCTGCAATTTCAATTTTGCCCTTCTTCTTTTTATATTCATTAAGCCGATCTAAATCTTCTTGAGTCATCTTTCTTGTTACAACTTCTGAAGCAGCAACTGAAGCTTTTTTATTCTTCTTATTGAGTTTGGATTTTCCAGACTTTTGGATAGTCTTAGAAGTTGAAGCTTCTTTCTTTTCTTCACCCTTCCGATTTACCATATCTTGGAAATTCTTCCAAGCCTCATGAAGAGCTTCTTTTACTTCTGCTTCGTCATTGCTCTTCAGAATGTGGACTAAAGTTCCAAGGTGTTTCTTAGACGCTTCTACTTTCGAGAATGTTTGAAGATTTGGACCAAGTTTTTTAATCGTTGTATCAGATAATTTCACGTTCAATTCTAAATATACTCCTTCTTTTCCTGTCTTAACTAATTTGCAAAACCTATCACTTCCGCTGAAGAAACTATTCCCTGTGGTATTTTCTTTCATTGAAAGTCTGTCTTTCACTAAATTCTTGATTTCCTTCAAAGTCTTATCAAACCCAAACTTTTCTTTATTTTCTGCCATTTTGGCTCCTCCTTTTTAAATTCAAATTTCTTTTCGGAGCAGCCACTTAAATTCTTTATTAAATTTTCAAGGTCCATTTTATTTTCAAATATATTATAAAATAAAGTTATCTGAAAGTAAATATATTCTACTGACTTTTTCAAACTTTTTTTTAAACTTATTTCATTCAATATAATCTTCTAAACATCTGTCTAACAAATAAGCTACTCCCACCACCCACAACGGAGAAGAAAACCAAATCACTGTCATTATTTTACTAAACAAAATAGCTTCTCTCCAATGATTTATAAGTTCTTTTATCATTTTCTATCCTCCTATCTTTATTAATGACATTGATTTATCTAATTTCAATTCTTCTTCACTTTTTATAAAATTTTCTATATGTTCTAAAATTCTTCTATTTTCTACAATTTCTCCTTGATGTTTAAGCCATCCTAAAAGATTCGAAATCAAAAATAGTTTTCCATCTGCATTCAAATTCATAAATCTTTTATATATTCTGTCATATCTTTCTTCTATACTTTCTTCCTTCTTTTCTACCATCTAAATTCACCTCCTTTTTTATTATCAATTTAATTATACCATTTAGTACTCATAAAGTAAATAAAAATGTTTCTATTTATTATCTTTTTCCTCTTCTCCCCTCTCTAGTGCAAAATAAAAAGAAATATTAAACAAAAACTAAACTCATAACATAAAACTTAAATTGTAATCTTAAGACTTGGAAGAATTTTCCAAGTAGTATAAGTCAAGTATATATAAGTAAAAGTATAAAAAGAATTTCTTTTTAAAAAAGCTCTCTTAAAAAAACTTAAAAAGACTTTCTTTCTTTGGCTATATATATAAGTACTAATAAACTTAAAAACATTAAAATTAAATTGAAACAATTATTTTAAGTAAATTAAGAACTAAAAACGAAAAATGAAAGGATATAAAAGGCTCTAAGGCTTAAAAAGCTAGATAGAAATGAAACTACACTGGGTATATTAATCGAGAGAAGGGCTGGAAGGGGAATGGAGGGCGGAGGGAGGGGGACGCGAGCTCTACACAGGCCCTCCAGAGCGCTTCTACCCACTATTTTTTGCTTTTGGAGCACTTCTCCACTCTCCAAAAATTTTCCAGTTTGTAACAAGTCTCTCGAAAGCTGGCTTAAGTATTCAAAATGAACAAAAGAATGTTATTTAGAATACTTCTGAAGCTTCTAAGCAGCCTTCGAACTCACTCACTCTTATACCTTTGGAGTACTTTAGGGTATTGAAGTGGTCTGAAGAAGCACAGAAGAGTACTTCAGAATAGGGCTCTTTTTTTCTGAAGCAAATTTTAAGAACTCAACACTTTATCCTCCCTATATATAAGGGTGCATGCCTTCGAAAGGGCTCTGAAAGAACAGAAGAGCACATCAGAAATGCTGTAATTCACTTTGGTACTTTTCTTTTTGGCTGTTGCGCTCTTCTTTTTCAGAGGCTTTTAAGGGCTTAAGAAGCGAAGTTGAGTGCTCTCATATGACAGCTCGCCACAGTCATCTACACAGGGTCGGGTACCCTTTTTCCGCGGGTTTTTCTCGAAAAACTCTTCTAATCACGCGATTCCACGGCTCATGAATTTTAGGGCTTGGAGGGCTCTTCAGAAGGGGCTCTGAAGACAATTGTAGGGCTCTTCTATTTTGTAATATGTCAGTTGGAGATTGAGTAATGGTTCTAGAGTGAGGAAGAAGTATTTTGCAGAATTAGTAAAAATTTCGAAAGTGCAGACTGATTTTGCTACGTAAGATTCGAAAAAGAGCTGAGTTCAAACACCCCTATATATAATAGGGAGGTGAAGACTTGAAAACTGACTGTAGCGGGTTGTAGCGCTCTTCTGTTAAAAAAAGAAATTTATACATATTCATTACAACTAGGACACCAAGCCCAATCTAAACTACAACCACATATTGGGCAATAGATGTAGTTCATGTCACTTTTAATTTTTGGAAAGTATTTTGTCTTCCAAATTTCAATTAATTTTTTTCTACTGATATGTTTTTCATTTTTCTTCATATCTTGAATTTCGTTTTTGAAAGCTTCAATAGCTTCCGAACCAGTCATTTTATTAACCTCCTTTTTATTTTTATTATATCAAAAAGTTATCTTTAAGTAAATAAAAAAGTTTCTTAAAGTTATGTGAAAGAGTGAGGAAGAACGAGGAAGCAAAAATTACAAATTTTGAGTAAGATTTTATGAAAATGATTATTTAAGATTCTAAAAATTATTGTGTTCGACTCCTCCTATATATAATAGGGAGGTGCACATTTGAAAATCGACTGTAGTTGTCTGTAGTGGTATGTAAAAAAAAGAAGGGTAATTAAGCCCTTCCATCTAAACCACAATAGATACAGTAACTATCTTCATTAAATTCGCAATGATGTGTTTCTAATTCTTTTGCATATTGAATTTTTTCATCTATAAATCTTTTTAATTCTTCCATGTCTTGAATGAATTTATCATACCCATCGCATTCTTCTTTAGTTATGCATCCGAGTCTATAATATTGGTTTTGTCTTTTGTGATAAACAAATTTGTCATTTATAAGAGCTTTTATTTCTTTTATATTCATAATTTTACCTCCTTAAAACCAAGATGCAAATTGGGGACTTATGTTCTTGTCAAAATAATCATCGACAAGCTGCTTTGCAATTTTGTAGTTTTTCATACTACCTTTATGATAATGTCTGTTTTTGATTGCAGATTTTAATACATATTTTGTTGGGTTTTTAAGTCCTTTCAATAGCATGTCATACACCCATTCACAGTAATATTCTTTTTCTTCTTTGTAGTAATTTATCCATTCTTTAGCAGCTGTAGGAGTTAAATAACCAAGACTTTCGCAAATAAGATGTCCCATTATTCTTCTGTATTTCTTTTCTTTCATCTTTTTTCCTCCTTTTCATTTATAATACTTATATTATACAGAATGTCACAAGAATCTAGTTCTTCAGCTTTTTTTAGTATTTCTTCGTCAGTCCCTATCATAGTTTGTTGTCCAATTATGTTCCACCATGTTATTCTTTTCATTACAACTTCCTCCTTTTTTATTTTTCAATTTAATTATACCATTTCGTAAGCTTATTGTAAATAAAAATGTTTCTAGATTGGGCTCTACAAAATAAAAAAGAGGGAATAAATCCCTCTAAAATTCAAGTTCAATTTCTTCAAATTGTTCTTTTAGCCATTTAAGTACTTGTTCGAATGTAACATTTCCTTTAAATATAGTGAAATATAGATCTAATGGTTCATAGTGAAGTAACAATTCATCATACGGTTCTTCATCTTCTTTCCATTGATTTTCTTCCCATTCTTTTTTGGAATAGTAGATAAAGAATCCTGTTGTTTTATTATCTTTATTTAGTACAATAAATGTTCTAGCATTTTCATCACCTTGATTAAAAGATGTATATTCTTTGACTTTAAATTTTTTGGTTAACATTTTTAGTTCCTCCTCAAAAGTTTAATTTTAGAGATAGAAGAGGAGTATTTCTACTCCTCTACATTAAATCCTGCTTCTTTAAATCTTTCAATACTTAAATCTACTTGATAATGTCTTTTAACATAATCTATTGCATCTTTTTCAGTTGCAAAATAAAGATCTTCTATAATTTTAATAGATTCAGGATTATTTAATAAAGCATTTTCTACGTAAATTGTTACATTCCACATTTCAGTCGGATTTGATTCTACGAATACTTTAGGAGCTGTAAGGCATATAGTTTCTTGTCTTTCATATGGTCCTCTAAAAGCTCCTCTTTCAACTTTAATAGGGCATCCAGTTACCATTGAATTTGTCAACTTCCATTCTGACATACTTTCTCTTTTTACCATTATCATTTCCTCCTTCTATTATTTTTTCAAGGTCCATTTTATAATTTAATTTTATCATAAAGTTTGCATGAAGTAAATAAATATGTTTCTTTTTGAATTAGTTTTGGGCTCTACCAGTGAAAAGCGGATGAAGAGGAGTATTTCTACTCCTCTTCATATTCTCCAGTTGCATCTACGTTATATCCTTCATTTTCAAAAGCTTCTTCTAGATTTTTGAATCTTGAAGTATCTATTCCGAATTTATAAGTTAAGTAGTAGACGACTAAAACTAATTTGATTTGCAGTGCGAAGCCTAATAAGAATTTTGAATGGTCTGCAACATGATCATTTATTGTTTGTAAGATGTCGTAATGCGAATAAGGTGTACCGAATCCTGCATGTAATGCTCCAATTTCTTCTGTAAGTGCTATTAATAAGTTATCAGCATCATTACTTGATACATATCTATAATCATCTTTGTTTACTAGTAACCTTTCTAGAATGTTCTTGTAATGCTGTTCATTGATTATTATGTCGTAGATTGCTAGTAGTTTGTGGTACCAGAAGAAGTTATATTGTTCTTCTTCAATTGTAGTACCGTCTTTGAATGTGAGTTTGTTTTCCTTATTGTAGTATGGATTTGGGTCGGTAAATAGTTCTTCAAGTTCTAACTTCTTATCTTGCTTTAGTTTTAGATCCAAGAATTTGACCAGATACTTGATCAGTTCCTCCTTTTGAGAAGTGGTTAGAATTTGTTGGTTTTGAGTCATTATGACTCCTCCTTTGATTTTTAGTTTTCAAGGTTCTTTTTATAATTTAGCCCTGGCAGTCTTTTTCTGTCCAGCCGCTAAATTATTTTATTTTCAAAATAATTATATCACAAAGAATACTTGAAGTAAATAAATATGTTTCTTTTTAAATCAGTTTTGGGCTATGCAGCACTTTTTAAAGTACAATATATGTTTACCTTTAAATTCAATTTTACAGGGCTCTAACAGAGTTTTAGAAGGGGCTCTGTTTAACTAGAAAAAATAAAGCCCTAAAAAGGGCTTTTAATTTTCTTCCCATTGTTCTTGAGGAAGAAGCCGCTGTCCAAAAAAATTATATAAAGCACCACATACTTCACATTCATTGGTTAAGGAATCTTCAAGAATCACTTCAGCACCACAACTATCACATATTCCAATTGCTGGTTCTATATAAGTGCTTCTTAATTCGATAACTCCTTTATCTTCGAATTGTTCTGTATCTTTTAAACATTCTTCGAATTTTTCTTTTAAACTTTCATCTTTTAGATTTCCATATTCATCACAATCAAAACAATAACCACAAACACTTAGTTCTTCTTTTATTTGAAAGAATCTAACATATTGAGTATCTACTACTGATTTTCTTTCTCTTATTATCTTCATACTTTCACCTCCTTTCATATATTTTTTATTTTCAAAATAATTATATCACACTGTTGTCAAAAAGTAAAACAAAATGTTTCTACGTCACATTCTGTTTTGTACTCGGATTTTGCACTCTGTCATCCAGCCTAGTTGGAGTTTTTCTTTTATGTTTCAGGGCTCTGCAATAACCTACATTGTCATTGGCGGTTGGAGTGAGAAAGAAGTCGGTATGAAAGGGCTCTGTTATATTTTTAAGAATGTGAGTTGGAGGGCTCTGCGAGAAGAGTACAAAAGAAAGGGCTCTTCTATTTTTAAATAAAGAGGGAGGAAAACCCTCCCTCATTTTATCTATCTTTTTCATCTATTTCAAAAATTTCACCAGTAATTGGGTTGAAAGCTGTATATTCATTAATTACTTGAATTGCTTCTGTCCACCAATCATTTTTTCTTAATCTCTTCTCTATTTCTGTCATTATGTCTTCCTCCTTTAAAGTTTGGCATGTACTGACAAATTACTCCATAATCACATGGACAATTTCCATATATATCAGTTTTGCAATCTCGACAAGGGTCATATTCTATATTCATACTTTCACCTCCTTTTTACTTTTATAAGATTTTAACATTTGTTCTTGCAGATCTAGTAATTTCTGTTTTAATCTTTCCATTTTTAAATCAAATAACAAGATTTCATGAAATGTCATACTTACGCAACAACCATTTGATTTAAAGTCTCTCATTTTAAGATATTCATCTTGGGTTTTTATGAACATTTCATATAATTCATCTTTTGTCATCTTTTCACCTCCTTTCAGAGAAAAAGTAGAGGCACATTTAGTGCCTCTTTTATATTAATGAGGCTGGACAAATTTGTACTAATTCTTCTGCTACTGCCCTTGATTTATTTTATTGAGCTGGAGTTAAAGCTGGTTCAATAATGGCTGGCAATTGTGCAGCCACTTCTTGCTTAACTTCTTCCTTGGGTTTAACTTCTTGCTTCTTATCAGGTTTAGATGGTTTGTGCTGTTCTTGGAAAATCTTCCAAGCTTCTTTTAAAGCCATCAAAACTTCTTTTTCATCTTTTGATTTAAGGATGTGAACTAAAGTTCCAAGATGTTTCTTAGATGCTTCTACTTTTGAAAATGTTTGTAGATTTGGACCAATCTTTTTAATAGTTTCTGCAGAAAGTTTTACATTAAGTTCAAGATATATTATATCATTTTTTGTTTTGACTAATTTGCAAAATCTGTCTGAATCTAGGAAGAAGCTGTTTCCAGTTGCGATAGCTTTTTCTCTTATCCTCTTGTCTGCCTTTACTAAATTTTTGATTTCCTTTAGGGTCTTATCAAACCCATTTTCTTTTTGAATTTTTTCTGTCATTATGTTTTCCTCCTTCAAAAATTTATTTAGGGCAGTAGCAGGAGGATTAGCACAAATTCAAAATTTAAATTCATATTCAATTTTCAAGGTTCTATTATTTTTTATTTTCAAAGGTATTATACCAAAAAGCTTTCTTGTTGTAAATAAAAATGTTTCTTTCCGAATATGCTTTGTACTCTGTCCTTATGTTTATGTACTCTGTCTCTTTCAGTTTGGGCTCTGTTATTAGAACTCGTTACATGTCTGTTGTAGGGCTCCTTATTACGCTGACCCTGACATTTTTGGGCTCTTGAAGAGCAGAGTAAGGGCTCTTTCATCTTTGCAGAAGGGTTCTGTTACTTGTGCATTAGAGGGCTCTAAAAAACCGAAAAAAATAAGAGGGAATTATTCCCTCTTAATTGTAAAACTGATTTTATCTCTTAGTCTTTCTCCATATCGTATTTCTCGAAATTCTCATCTGCAGTATCGAGTAATCCTTGAGCGATTGTTCTGATTTCAGATTTTAGATTTTTGTTTTTCCAACCAGCGTTAAATACGTCGGTTCTAAGTCTAAATTCTGCGTCGGTTAGAACTTGTACTAATTCTTCTTGATTCAAATTTTTGATAAACAGCCAGATTTTGTTTTCAGTCATTTTGTTCACCTCCTTTCTATTCAAATTTTTTATTTTTTGTTTTTATTATATAATAAAGTTCTCAAAAAATAAATAAAAATGTTTCTTGTTCTTGTTTATGAGTTTGCACTCTGTCTATGTTTTGTACTCTTTCAGATCTTATTTTGGGCTCTGTCATGTACTCTTTCAGATAATTTTAAGTGAATAACAAAGAGGAGCAAAATTTGCTCCTCTTTTCAACTTATAATTGTGTAATACTTTTCAACAATCTTCTTTCATTATATCTGTTTGCCATTTACTGCTACAATTCTTCCACCATCAAAACCTTGTTTCCAATATGAATATCTGCCTGGTACGTTAGCATTGATTAATTCTATGTACCATCCATCAGGTTCACCATAATAATTTGCTGAATAAACTTGTCCTGTTACTAATATACCTTGGGCTGCTATGGTTAACATATCACCTTTATTTACTGTTATCTTTCCGTCTGTTGCCATAGTATGAATTCCTCCTTTAAGACTTTATTTTATTTGTGTGAAGGAAAAGCAAAATTTTGCTTTTCCTTCATTTTTTGATAAGTTTTTAATTCTGTATTTTCTTACGCCAGTTGATATACTGCTTGACATATTCTCTGAATGAGATAGGATTTTCAACATCTTCGCAATACATCTTATACATTTTTTTGAGATTTCTGAATAGCTTTAGATTCATTGTTATGTTCACCTCCTTTATTTATATTTTTTTGTTTTTATTATATAATAAAGTTTTCAAAAAATAAATAAAAATGTTTCTAACTGTTAAGTTAAATGGGAAGGGCTAAATTAGCCCTTCCCTTGTTATTCTTATTGCATTTCGTAATGTTCAAGATATTCTTCTACCAGATATCCTCTTAGTGCATTTCTTACTCCATTAAAGAATTGAGCTTTTTCATGGTCATCTAGATCTTTTAATTCTTTATCAAGCTCATTTTCAGGATAATTTTTGTAAGTGCTTACAAAGTATGGAGCTTCGAATTGATCGATTAGTTTTTTCAGATCTTCAATTGATGGCTTATCTTCTTCAAAGCTGTCAGAAAATCCAGTACCAAAGATGACTTGGCTTTCGAACCATTCTACTCCTTTCATATAAAGTTGATGTGCGCTTAGCTTCTTGCTCATTTTAACTCCTCCTTTTTCATAATTTGTTGTAATCTTATGCATAGTTTTTCCAGTGTTTTCAGGGCCTACACATCTTGACATGTTAATCTCCTCCTTTTCATTTTTAGAATTTAAGGGGCTCTTTATTAAGTTTTCGTTCATTTTATTCACCTCCTTTCCAGTTGACTTAGTCTATTTAATTTTATTATTTTTTATATTATAAAATAAAGTTTTCAAAAAATAAATAAAAAAGTTTCTAACTCTTATTGTACATTGTCTTTTTATTCTTACAGTGTACTCTGCGCTTACTCTTTTTTTGTACTCTTTCAGTGTACTCTAATTTTGTATTCTTTCAGTAAGACTCTTACAGAGGGCTCTGCTCTATAAATGTTTTGTGTTCTTTTTAGTGTGCTCTTATTCTTGTTCATTGTAGTTTGTAGTCTTGTAGAGACTCTTGTCTGGAACTCTGTTATGCAGTCTTCTTTACTCTTATAGTGTAAAAGGGCTCTGAAGTTAGTTCTAGTCGGTTTTATGTTAGAAAAGGGCTCTGTTCTGGTGTTATATAAGGAGAGGCATTACCTCTCCTTATATATTTCAATAGTAATCTGGATTACTGCTGTTATGTATATCTTCTGGAACTCTTTATAATGTATCTGGTTTTTGAACTCTTCTGGAAAACCTCTATATACTTCTTTTAACTTTCTCTCTTTTAACTGTTTAACCATATTAAAACCTCCTTTAAATTTAAATTGAGGGGGGGGATTGCTCCCCCCTTTGCCTTATCCCTTGATTCCCGGGATCGGCCGTTTCCCTTGTTTCCAGGCCTCGGCGATTAGTTTTACCACCTTCCGCAGTTCTTCCAGGTCCCTCGTTTTCAACCTGCCGCACATTGTCCCGAGGTGTTTTGCATAGGCTGTTTGAGGAGTGATGTGTTCGTAATTGATTGCTTCGTATTGGATTGGGATGTTAACCTCGAGGTTGATTAGTGTTTGGTCTTTTACTGCGACGAGTTTTGCGATTCGAGTACCTGCCACGAACCACGTGGTGCCGGTGGTGCGTGTTTGGGGCTCTGCCTTAATCGATTTCACCTCCTCTTGTATGATTTTTACCCCTTGCAGATAGTTGTTGGTGGTTTTTGTGGACATTTAGTCCAGCCTCCTTTTATTTTTTATTATATTTTACGCGGGTTGCGCGTAAAATTTATTTTTATATTTAATTATCAAGGTGCGCGATTATAATTTTAATTTTAAATTTAAAATTTTAATTTTTAAATTTAAAATTATTTATTATTTAATTATATTATATTATATATTTAAAAAGAAATAAATTAAAAATTAAAAGGGGTGGGGTTATTTTTTTTATTAATAAATTAATATTTTTAAAACCGCTTTCCTACCCTCTCAGCCCTCACACACCCTTTCGAAACTTTTCATGTCCAGAAAGGCTGTCTCCCATCTCTCAAAAACTTTTCATGTCCAGAAAGGCTATAACACTTCTTACAAACTATTAAATTGTTGTTTCAAATTGGTATAATTTAAAATGGGAATCAATTTCAAATTGGTATAATTTAAAATGGGAATCAATTTTAAATTAAAATATCAAAGGAGGCTTCAATATGAAAAGAACCAAAATAGACAAACTTGAATGCTACAAAAACCGTTGCTTAGAATTTGCTGACTACATCCTTAAAAAAGGCTATACAATCAGACAAACTGCTTCTGAACTAAACTACTCAAAAACTCTTATCTGGCATGACATCCATAATCGACTTCCTCAGTTCGACAGCGAACTTTATGTTCAAGTCTGTCAAAAACTCAAAATCAATCAGCATTTGGGACAACTTAGAGGTGGAATTTCAACCAGTTTGAAGTGGAAAGGAGTCAAAAATAATGAAAAGAAGTGACTTAATAGATCTTACGAAAGAAATTTCAAGTCTTAAATATAAAATTTCACAGTTAAAAGAAGAAATGGACAAAGAAATCAGAAAAATTACTTCTAAATATGAAACTCAAATTAAAAAATACGAAACAGCTTTAGAAGTATTTAGAGAGATGAATGAAGTTTGCGAATATTGCGAAGGAAGAAAAGGAAGTACAATGGCTTCTGCAGCAGGTCATAATGACGGTGAATGGGTCCCATGTTCAGTCTGTAAAGGAACAGGACTTGCTCATCCTGTTGGGAATGAAACAAAACGTGAGGTATTTAAGTCTTTACAAATATGAAAAAGATTAAGAAGTATAGGATTTTTGCAGTTTCAGACATCCACGGTCATTATGACGAATTTGTGAAATTACTTAAAATAGTCAGATTTGATGAAAAATATGACAAGCTTGTTGTATTGGGTGATTGTGTAGATAAGGGTCCAGATTCAAAGAAACTTTTATTAAAATTGATGGAGATGAATAGAAATGGTTGTTGTGAATTGATTTTAGGAAATCATGAGATTATGTTTTTAGATACAGTTTTAGGAAAATTTCCTTTTAAGTTATATTTTAGAAATGGAGGAAAAAGTACATTTCTTAGTTTTGGAATTAATTTTAAAGAAAGGTATTATAGTCTTGAAGAAATACAAAATATAATTAGTCACAGTCTTATTCGATGGCTTTTGCAGAGACCTTTGTACTATGAAACTTTAGATTTTATATTTGTACATGCAGGAATAAAACCAGGTATTCCTCTTTGTAATCAGAATCGAGACGATTTGTTATGGTGTAGAGAAGAATTTTATAAGAATTATAAAAGTGGAAAGAAGGTGATATTTGGACATGTACCCGTTCAGATGATTCATGGTAAAAATGACATTTATGTCAGTTATAATTCAATTGGAATAGATACAGGTGCTGGAGGAAATAAATATCTTACAATGGTTGACTGTTACAGTCTTAAAGTCTACCAAGTGAGAATTAATAGATAAGTTTAGTTTATATTGAATTAGTAAAAATAGTCAATAACAAATTTACTTCATAGTTAAATGAGGAGGTATTTTGGATATTATGGAAAAAAAGAAGTATGAAGATACTGATGAAAAATGTAACTGGAAATTTTTAAGAGAAAAAATAATTAGTTTTATAAATTTCATTTATTTTTTGTATTTTAGTACAGGGTTTATAATTACTTTATTAGAATTTGAACCATCAAAAAATGCATCTTTTATTCAATCTTTAGTAGATACTATAAAATTTGCAATCGATATAATATTCTGGTTGCCTTTTAAATTAGCGTCGATTTTCTGTAACATATAGATTTAAGTTTAAATGGCTTTAAATGACACTTGTTGATTAAAAATATAGACTGATTCTATAAATTACTATTAAATAACCTAATATAATTTTATTTGGAAGGTTAATTTGAGCTGCTAGACACAGTTTTAGAAGGCATAAAATTAAAATTGGAGGTAAAAATAATGGAAAATTTAAAGAAAAATGTTATCTTTGATCCTGGACCAATTCTTGAAATTATTCAATCTAAGACTGGTAAATTAGATCAAAAAATTGTTTTTAAAAATATTTTATATAACTCTGACAACAATTTGATGGATAAAAGTTGTTGTCAATTTAATAAAGATATAAAAACATTGAATATTTTAGGATTTATCAATGGTATTTTATCTGAAACTGTAGGAAAAGTTTTAGTTGTATATATAAAATATAATTGTAATAATGTTGAATTTACTGGTAATATTACACAAAAATGTAAAGAAATGTTTGAAAGGGGTGAATTTGATATTATAAAATTTGAAATTGTTGATAATAAATAGATAACTTGGTAGGTGAAATAAGTTGGGTAGAAGAAGAGATTGGGAATGGCCAGAAATTTGCTGCAATACATGCAAAAACTTATCATCGCAGGTTCCTTGGGATATGGATAGAGGTGAAGCAATGAAATACCTCTATTATTTTTGTCCTGTAGTTAAAAGAAAAGTTGAAGTAGAAGAAATTGTTAATCCCAAAAAGATGCCGTGTAAAGGTAAAAATCATATAAAAATTCAAAGACAATGTAATGCTATTGTCAGATGGAGTGGAAGTCCTCATCTTAAGAAACTTCAAGAAAATGGAATATTTATGAGATGCAGAAGAGAAGCAGTACATGGAACTACTGTTTGTGCTGTTCATGGAGTAACACCTAAAAAAAGAGTCATGGAGGGAACTAGAATGGAAGTTTGGCAAAAAAGAAAGAATAAATTAGAATACTTTGAAAATGAAATTAAAGAAAAAATTGAGGCTTTTAAAAACGATCCTGATTTAGAGAAACTTGAATTTGAATTAGGCTATTTAAAATCACTTCTTCCGAGGATAGAAGAATCTAATGAGATAGATACAATTGATAAATTTAAACTCCTTCAAAGGACTTTGGATTCTATATTTAAAAATATGGAAGCAAGAGAAAGAATTATTGAACAAAGACGTTACAGTTTGGGAGTAGAAAAAGTTCAAATGCTTATGAAATATGTATTTGAAGCTGTTAAAAAGCACGTTTCTGATGTTAATATTCTCAAAAAAATAGGTCGAGAAATACAAGGAATAGCTTTAAAAATGAAAAATATAGACGAAGAAGGAGAATTAATGGAAGATCCTAATGATTTAGAAGAATACGCTGAAGAAGTCAAATTTTTGCCCAATAAAACAGCTCTAGAAATCGAAAAATCCTTTGAAAAAGCTAAAAAGAAGGTCAAAAAAGTTAAAAAATCATAAAAATGATCAAAAAGAGGGGTAAAAATGCTGAAAAAAAGCGGATTTTTTGTAACTTTTGAAGGTCCAGATATGACTGGAAAATCGACCCAAATTCAGCTAGTAAGCGAAATTTTGACCCAAAAAGGGTACAAAATTACTCAAACTTTTGATCCTGGAGGGACTGAAATAGCCCAAAAAATCAGGGAAATTATCAAAAATTATGCTGGAGATATGGTATTAATCACTGAATTATTGTTATTTTGTGCTGCTAGAGCAGAAATAGTTCACAAAGTTATCATTCCATCCTTAGAAAGAGGTGATATAGTACTTTGTGATAGATTTATTGACAGTACTTTAATATATCAGAGTTATGTTAGAGGTTGGAATGAAGGAATAATTAACAGTTTACATTCTCTAGTATGTTCTACACCAAAAACTTACGGAAAAGTATTTGGAATTTATCCTGATTTGACATTTATTTTTACTGGCCGACAATTCAAACATAAAGAAAACAAAGATTTTTATGACAAAGATGTTGAATTTAATAAAAAAGTTATCGAAGGGTATAACAAATTGAGTAAATCAAGATATATTAAAATCAATTCTGATTTAGATAAAAATGAAATTGCAAAATTTATTGCTGAAACTATTATCAATAAAATTGAGGAGTAATCGGTTATGCCTAAAAAAAAGATTCCTAAAACAAGAAGAATACTACCAGATTTAAGAATTGATACAAAAAAGTTTGTTGACGACCAACCAAAAATATTATCTTTAGATAATATTTTATTGGATTTGGGTGACTTATTTGTCGAAAATTCTTCTAGAAAAAAGAAAGGTAGAAAGAAAATTCCAAAATCAATCTGGGAGCATGATCCAGTAGATATAGAAACTTTTGTATGTAATCCTGATTATTTAAACTTGGGCGATTTTGTTCGCCCTTGTGTTTTAGAAGACCTTAAAGAATTATTTGGAAGAGGTGATCATAGAAAAATAATCAGAAAATATAAAGAAGCTATATTTGATGAAGCTATTGGGACTGGGAAATCTTACAAGATGTCTATTATTGCAGTATATTTAACTTATTTATTACTCTGTTTAAGGAATCCACAAGCAACTTTCGGACTTTCACCAAGGTCTAAAATTGCTATTATGAATATGTCTGTTTCAGCAGACCAAGCAAGAAGAGTTGTTTTTGGTGAAATTAAAAATAAAATTGACTGTTGTAAATGGTTTCAAGATTATTATCCACCAAATCCAAGAGTAAAATCAGAACTTCAATTTGACGTTCCTCCAGATAATCCTAAAAAAGAAATTCCGGGAAAAATTTATAAGAATATTTACATTATCCCAGGTTCAAGTTCTGGTATGGCTCCATTGGGATATAACCTTTATGCAGTTATTATTGATGAAGCTACGCTTTGGAGAGATACTCAAAATAAGGATTATGTTGAAGATGTTTATAATATAGTTACTCGTCGTATCACTTCGCGTTTTACAGATCCTGAAACAGGAGAAAATATGGGATTTGTAGCTCTTGCAGGATCTCCGATGTATTATGATGATTTTCTAGAAAGAAGAATAAGAACTGTTGAAAAAGAAAGAGCAGAAAATCCTGAAAAAGAAGATAGAATATTAATCAGACGTAGAAGTCAGTGGAGTGCTAAAATGCCAGATTGGAAGGGACCTGTATTTTGGTTCCATATTGGCGATTCTAAAGTTTTTGAAACTGTAGAAAAACTTAATATATATAAGAAAAAAATTATTGATAAAGCTATTAAAAAAGGAGAAACTAATGTTAAAGCTGTAAGTGATCTTTTTGATAAGAATATTGTTGAAATACCTATGCCTTATTATGATGATTTTAAGAAGAATCCAGAAGGTTCGAAGCGCGATCTCGGAGGCTGGCCAAGTGATAGTATTACACCTTTCTTTGAAAATCCTGAAATTATTGAAGAAAGATGTAACTATTCAAGAGTTAGTCCTTACGATGAAATTACAAGAGAATTTAAATCTTGGTTTGGACCGATTTCACATACTTGGCATGCTGTTCATATCGACTTAGCATTAACTGGAAATGCTTGTGGAATTGCATTAGGACACAATGAAGGCTTTAATGAAAATGGAAGTCCAATTCATTTTATAGATTGTATTGTAAGATTGCAAGGTTCTCCAGAAGAGCCAGTTCAGATAGAATATGTAAGACAATTGATTTATGAATGGACTAAGATGGGATTTATGATAGGTCTAGTTACTATGGATGGATTTCAAAGTGCAGACACAATGCAGTTACTTGCTAAGAAAGGTTATATAGCTGAATATCTTTCAGTTGATAAAGATACAAGAGCTTATAATGAATTAAAAACTGCTATTTATGAAGACAGAGTGGATTATTATTATCATGATGTATTAATCGATGAATTAAAGAAAGTTGAAAGAGTGAGAAATAAAATAGACCATCCTAAAAATGGATCTAAAGACTGTGCTGATGCTGTTGCTGGAGTTGTTTTTGATTTAGTAAGAATATCACAATGGGAGGCTCCTGATGATGATTTTGAAGAAAATCAAGTTATTACTGCATAATACTACAATGACATATTATATAATATAAATTAAAATGATTGGAGGTGAAAAATTTGGCTCAAAAAGTAAAAAAAATTAAAAAGGTTACAAATCCATCTGATGAAAGTTTATTAGATACTTTAATATTTTCTATTGATAGAGAAATAGCAGATACAAAACAAATTGAAGATGATTTTGTAGGAATGTATGAACTTGAAAATGGTGTAGTAGAACCGCCTTATAATCCTATTCTTTGGGCATCATTGATGGAGAAAAATACAAGATTAAGTAAATTAATAAGAACTTATGCTCAAAATACAGTTGGAAGAGGTTATAAAATTAGTCCAATTGTACCATTTACTAAAGATACTACTGAGGAAGAAAAGAGAGAAATAAATAGACAAATTGAAATTGTAAATTCAGTATTTAAAAAACCTAATAAAAGAATGCCATTTAGTACAATAATGAAATTATGCAAGATTGATGAAGAGGCTACAGGAAATGGTTATTTAGAAGTCGCAAGAAATGAAGCAAATAAAATCAAAGGTTTATATCATGTACCAAGTCATACAGTTAGAGTTAGAAAAGGTGGTTTAGGATTTGTACAAATTAGAAACGGTAAAAAAGTTTATTTTAAACCTATAGGAGCAGATTTTGATATTGATATTGAAACTGGAGACAAATATCCTTTAAATTCACTTCCTTATAAAAGACGTGCTAACGAAATGATTCAATTTTTAATTTATTCACCAAGAAGTTCATATTATGGAGTTCCAAGATATACTGGTACTGCGATAGCAATTGCTGGAAATCAATTAGCTGGAAGAAGGAATTTAGCATTCTTTAAAAATGATGCAACTCCAAGATTAGTTATTTCAGTATCAAATGGTCAATTAACTCCTGATTCTGTAGCAGAAATAAAGAGTTTTGTAGAAAGTTTAGGAAAAGGTGCAGAAAATGCACATCGAGTTATGGTAATTCAAGCAAAATCAAAGATGCTTGGACCTGATGCTCAAGCTAATACAAAAATTGAAGTTACTCCTTTAACTGTAGGAATAACTGATGATGGTTCTTTTCTTAAATATAGACAAGCTAATGATGAAGAGTTAAGAGAATCTTTTGGTATTGATAGTATATTCTTGGGCAGCGGATTGACTGCTAATAGAGCTACTGCACAAATAGCTAGAAATATTACTAATGAACAAGAATTTCTACCAGATATTGAAGAAAAAGAATATATGATAAATTCTTATATTGTTGAAGCAATATTAGCTGATGAAGGTATTAAACCTGAAGATATTAAAATCAAATTTGAATTTATAAGACCAAAATCTACAGATGACGTTCAGGATGCGGAAATATTTGTAAGATACTTACAAGGTGGAGGAATAACACCGAACGATATAAGACACAAACTTGGACTTCCAGAATTTAAAGAAAAATGGGCTGATAAACCGATACAAATTGCTTTAATTGAATATCAAATGGGTCTTTATGGAGTTGGTCAAAACACTGAAAGTGCTGGTGAAGACCCGCAAAATCAAGCTAGAAATGAAGATACTACAAATGAGGGATCAAAATTACCAGAAATAGATGATAATAGTACAAAAGATGAAAAAAGTAAATTAATTAAAATGATTACTAAAGAAGTTATGAAGCAAATAAATGTACAAAATTTTATAAATAAAATATATTCAACGACAAATATAGATGCTTTTAACACAGTTTTAGAAAAGGAGAATATATCATAATTAAAAAGGAGGGATATTAAATGTTACCTAATTTAATTCCGATTACACAAGATATTTCTACTACTGCAACATCTATTGAAGTTGATTATCACAATTGTTATGTAAGAAATATTGGTGATTCAGACCTTTATTTTTTAGTTGACAATCCGCAACCTGTTACAAGTACGAATGGAATTTATCTAAAATCAAAGACAGATTTTCCTTTGCTGCTTTCAATTGGAACTTTACAAGCTATAGCTGCAACTGGTACTACAAAAATACAAATTATTAAACATAGTTTATGATAATCAAATGCAAAACTTTCCTAATAAATTGAGAAGTAATTTAGAATACAAGAAGGTGTTTTTATGCCTTTCGGATTTAACTGTGAATATTCAGATTTTGAAGAATGTGTAAGAGCTAACAGTGACAAAGATGATCCTGAAGCATATTGTGGATGGTTAAAAAATGAGACTGAAGATAAATGTAATGAAAAATGCAAATTGCGGACAACTAATAAGGAGGTTAAAGAGATGCCACAAGCAACTACTGAGATAATAAAAAGATTTGAATTTCCATTACAAGTTATGAAAGCTTACAAAAAAGAAAAAGATGGAACTACAAAATATTATGTTGAAGCCATTGCATCAGATACTGGAATAGATTATTACATGGAGCGTATGTCTGAAAATGCAATAAAAAAGATGGTTGAACAAGTAAAAAAAGGAGTTATTATTTTACCAACACATTGGGATACATTTGAAATTGGAAAAACTGTTGATGGAGAAGCAATTGAAGGAAATCCGTTTATAGAAAATAGTAAAGATGCTGCAGCTGATACAGGAACTGATAAGTTAATTGCTTTAAAAGTTACTATTGAATTAGATGATAAATATCCAGAAGCTATGTCATTATATGATGAAGTTGAAAAAGGAAGTCCTACAAAACAATTAAGTGTTGGAGGTTGGTTAAATCCAGATAACGAGGATGCTGCATATTGGGAAAAAGTCGAAGCAACTATTACACTTCCTAATGGAAGTCAAACAACTGAAACTTATTGGATTTTTGTTTTAGACGATCTTATTCTTGACCATATTGCTATAACAAGGGCTGGTCATGCTGCTAATGAAAGGACTGGATTTTTATCTGCTATTTCTAAATCATTACAATGTGATTTAAACAATAAATTTGAAGTTATAAGAACTAATTTTGATAGTATTAAAAATTTCAATAAATATAAAACTAAAGCTAAAATGTTTGTTGAAAAACCCATCGAAAAAAGTAAAAATGGAGGTGAAAAAAATAAAATTGAATTTGGTACTATAACTGAATTTAGTACTACAACTGTTGAGTTACTTAAAAAAGATCTTGTAGATGCATTAAGGTCAGCACTTATTTCAAAGTCTCAAGATAAGGAGGGTAATATAATGCCTAATGAGGAGGTAAAAAAGACAAATACAGAAGAAACTAAAACTGATTCTGCTTCTGTAGAAAAAGCTACACAAGAAGTTAGCACAGTTGCTGTTGATGATGAAGTAAAAGATACATCTAAAGAAAAATCTAAAGCAGATGAAACAACAAAACCAAATGAAGAAGTATCTAAATCGAAAGAAGAAATAAAAACAGATAAAACTGAAGAAGTTTCAAAATCAACAGATAAAAAAGAAGATGTTGTTGCAAAACAAGAACTTGATATTCAATCTTTAATTGAAAAATCAATACAAAATGTAGTTAATAATACTATAAAATCTATTATTGAAGAAACTTTAAAAACTCAAATTACTCCTTTAGCTGAAAAAGTTAAATCAATCGAAAATAATATAGCTGGAAGTAAATCAATTGAAGGACAAGATGAATTAGTAAAATCTACTAATGAATCTTCAAATATTTGGGCAGGATCTATATTTAATAAGAGTATTGTTGATATTGTTTTAGCAAAAAAAGCTGAAATGCAAAGTAAACAAGAATAAATATAATTAATAATTAATAAGGAGGAATTAAATATGCCTACTAATACTCAAGAAATGATAATAAAAACAATTGAGTCGTCATCTTTATTAACTGGTGGTCAACTTAATCCAACTCAACAGAGAGAATTCTTCAGACTTATTAGAACTTTACCTGGTATGTTCAGTATCGCAAGATTCGAAACTGTCGATCAAAAGAAACATCACATTGACAGATTACACATTGGTGAACCCATAACTCATGCAGTGGAAGAAAACTCTAATGAAGCTCATCTAGCTACTGCAAAAACAAGCCAGATTGAAATTTACACAAAGAAACTGAAATCTAGCTGGAATATTACTACAGAAACTTTAACTGAAAACATTGAAAAAGGTAACTTCGAACAGACTATAATGGAAGGTATGACTCAGAGAATCGGTACTGACTTAGAGTTATTAGCTATTCAAGGAAATACTGTAAAATATGCTGCTGATAATACTCCATTAGGTTTACTTTTGAGAAGAGATGATGGATGGGATGTTTTGACTGAAGGTGCCCATATCGTTGATTGTGGTGGCGCTACAATCCAGAGAAGTATATTTGCAGAAATGATTAGAAGAATGCCTCAACAGTATCTTGCTGATCCTGGATTGCGTTGGATTGTTTCTAGAACAACTTATGTTGATTGGTTAGATCTTATTGCTGATCGTGGAACTGCACAAGGTGATAGAGCATTAGAAGGAAATGCTCCGGCTCCTTATGGTATTCCTATGGAACCTATACCTTTAATTCCGTCTGACAAAGAACTTAATGTTCCAACCGCAACTCCTGCAATTGTAGTTGGAACTCGTGCTGATGGATTCAGGATATTGACTGGTGTAAATGATAAATTATCTATTGCTGTAAATGGTGGTTCTGCAGTAACTATAACATTACCACAAGGTACTTGGTTTGCTTCTCAAGTTGCTAACTTCATTAATACTGCTGATGCTTCTCTTACTGGACTTGCTTCTGATGATGGTTTTGGAAGACTTATTCTTAAAACTTCTACAACTGGATCGACTGCATCAATTACAATTGGAGCTATTGCAAATAATGCTTATGCTGAATTGGGTCTTAGTGAAGGAACAATTACTGGTAAAGATTCTGGAACTGGTACTGTAAATGAAGGAACTTTTATTTGGCTTGCTAATCCGAAGAATTTCATTTATGTTTTCTTGAATGGTACTAGAGTTTATTCTGAATTTAATAAAGATTATGATCGCCTTGAAACTGTTGTTTATAATGAAATGGATGTTCAGGTAGAAAATCTTGATGCCATCGTCAAAGCTGTTAATATTCGCCGCAGAGAGATATAATGGAGGTGGCATAATTGGCAAACGAAGTATATATTCCTAAAAATTTCGGTGAAGGCGGATCACATGTTTTAACTTCTAAAAATAAAGAACTACTTGAAGCCATTGCAGACGATATTAATTCTTTGAAAGTTGCTGTTGATAATTTAATAACTAAATTTAATGCTCATTTAGCAGCAACTCATCCTGATTCAACAAATACTATATCACCAACAACTGTTACAACTAAAATAAGAAAATCTTAATATTAATAGGGAGGTTATTATAAGTGAACGTGGGCACTTTTTTTAGCCTCCGAAATGCTATAAGTCTTTCAACGAGAGGACGCTCTGGTATTTTATATTATTTTTCAAAAGGTAAACCAGTTGCTGTTGTTCGCGAAGAAGACATTGAGTTATTTCGGAGTAAAAGTGAATTGTTTGAATGTGATATATTTGGAAATCCTATACAGACGACTGCAGCATCTAACAAACCTATATCATTTGTAAAAATAAATCCTAGAGATAATTTTGTTCCAAATTCAATTCCTAAACTATTTAATGATGATAAACCTGAAGAAACAATAAAAGATGCACTAAATCCGAAATTATATGATTATGATAATGATCCAGATGTTAAGAAAAGACTTGAGCAGATAAAAAATGGTGAATTAACAGAAGCTCAAAAATTAGCTATGGGAATTGAAGTTGATGATGAAGAAGATGGAATTAAAAAGAAAAATGAAGTAAAAACTAAACCAATTAAAAAGAGTAAAATACCTGTATCAACTAAAAATGGAAAATTTAAATGTGAAAAATGTGGTAAAAAATTTGCAAAAGAAGAAGAACTTAATGATCATATGGAAATTCATGATTTAGAAGACGATTGAATAACACTCGTTATGGGGGTGGGGACAGTCTCAGTCCCCACCTTTTGAGTATAGATAGGGTGGTGATTTGATGCGATACACTACTGTTCAAACACTTTTAGCTAATGGATTTAAACGAACTACTGATAGCAAAAAAATAATTGAAATAATTCAGAATTATTCAAATTTTATAAATTCAATTACTGGTCAATATTTTTATCCAAAACAAAAAATTATAAGTAATATTGTTTTAGATGAATGGAGTAGAATTATTGTAGCTCCTGATAAAATTCCAATTGTAAAAATTAATAATATAATATATAAGATCGATAATAGTGATATACAATATATATTGTCTCCTAATGAATATATTCAATATGAAAGATATATCGAATTAGAACATTTATTTCAAATACATGATATAGAAACTGAAATTTTAATAGCTTTAGGCAGCAGCTATCCAAGATTTAGATTTACTTTAGATGGAATATTTGGTTGGATTAACAAAAAAGATATTCCGTTTGAAACTATAATTATAGAAGATTTTGATAGTAGTAAATCTTCATTAAAATTAGAATCAGTAGACGATATAAGTCCTAAAGATTTTCTAACAATAGATAAATATACTTTTTTGGTCGATACAGTAGATTATATAAACAAGGTTGTGACTTTCGACCCTGTAATAGTTTCTAAAACTGTCCCTAGTGGTACAAAAGCTGTATCCTATGGTAGTATTATACCTGATATCGAATACTGTGCTATACAGCTTTGTAAAGCTTCTGCAAAACTTGAAAATAATTATGGCGGAAGAATTTTATATGAAAAGACTGATAGATATGCTGTAAAAACAACACTTTCAATATCTGGAATTAGTAATGTAGACATGATATTATCTAATTATCAACCACCTTTATATGTTGGATTTGTATAATAGGAGGTGAATATTATGCCTCTTAATATGAATTCAGTTCCAGTCGAAATAAAACAATATGATAATGAAAATACTGTAACTTCTAAATATTTTAAAGAACCCGTTCAAGCAGGAACAAAAGTATATAAAAATACAATACAAATTGAAGCACAAGTTAATACAGCAGCTATAAACAGAAGATTATATTTAGGAATTGGTGACGACCAAGGTATTGCAGGATATTTAGTTGCATTGAAAGATGAACTAGATGATTTAAATGTACAATTAAAACCTGGAGACATAATTACAAAAATCGGAAATACAGATGTAGATTATAGAATTGTATCAGTTAATGAAGATTCAAAAATGTTAAGTCTTTATGATTTTGCTACACCATTATTCGTATTAATAGCTTTTGTTAACAACAAACCAAAAGTCGGTGGTGTATTATAAATGCCTAGGGTTAATTGGAGATCATCACAGGTTAGTTATAGAACTGGAGCAAATGCTAAAGCAAGTAAAATTCCGACTAAATTGGGTAAAAATTTAAATTATGGTGATTTTGCACAGCCAAAAGATTTTGGAGTTCAGCTTTTTGGTGATTGGGAAGAATTCAGAGATTGGCTTGGAATAGGTTATTATGATTATAAAGGTATGATAAAAACATATGATGTGTTACAATTTGAAGATAGAATTGAAGCTGCTCTGAACGAAGCTGCTAAAAAATCTGTAAAATTATTAGTTAGTGAAATTAAAAAAGGATTAAAAGACGGAGGATATGGGGATAAAAAATTTAAACCTTTAAGTTCAGCTACAATTCAACTTCGTAAAACTAAAGCAGGCGAAAGAGGAGAAAAAGCAAAAACTTGGGTTGGTGCTACAGCAGTAGGATATATAAAAGGAAGAAAACCCTTGTTAAGAACTGGTGATTTATATAGATCTATTTCTGGACAAGTTTTAGAAAAAGGATCATTCTTTGTTGGAATTCCAAATGGAATTAAAAATAGAGAAGGACAACCATTAACAATGATTGGTTATGTTATGGAAAGAGGAATGGTTTTAAGAGTTACTTCAAAAATAGCTGCTTGGTTTGCATCTCAAGGAGTTCCATTAAAAGATACAACTACACATATTTTTATTCCAGCAAGACCATTTTTACAACCAGTCTTAAAATCAAATAGAGCAAAAATTTACAAAATATATCGTGATGAAATTAATAAATTTTTATTTACAGTCAAAGGATTTTCACAAAAACAAATTAAATATTTCTTAAGACGTAGAGGAATGAAATATAAAGAATCTGCTGAACAAGAATCTAGAGGAACTGTTGCAGCAGCTAAAAGAACTACTACAACGAAAACTCGCACTAGTGTAACTGATAAAGTAAAAAATGTAATTAAAACTCAAGAACATAAAGAACCACTTAAAACTCAGCTTTTTGTAGGTACAAAGCCTGACCCTACACAATTTACTCCAGTAAAAAATCCAAGACCCGGGAGAACATTGCCTAAAGGTGGATTTTGGACGTCAACATTTACTGGTAAAGAAACAATGTCTGACTATGTAAGATATATGAAACGTGAAGCTTTAAGATTTAAAGCTGGTTCTAAAGCATATTTATTAGAACCTGACCCTAATGCAAAAATATTTAGGGTTAATAATTATGAAGATTTTATGAATATGGTTTCAAAATATGGAATTGGTAAAAATGATGAATTTACAATAGACTTTGAAAGAATGTCAAAAGACTATGATGCAGTTCACATATCTAGAAGTGGATTAAAAGCAGTTACTGACTTCAGTAAAGATATGGGTCTTTTTGACTGGACAAGCGAAAGTACTTTATGGTTTAGATTTGATAAATTAAAGCCGTATAAAAAACAAGAATAATTATACGGAGCTGATTTTTATGGAACTTAATCAATTTACTGTATTAAAGGATGCTACTATTGAATTATGTAAAATATTTGAAAATGTTGGATTTAATAATATTTCAGTAACTAATGACCCTGATTACTATGAAATATCTTTAGAAAGAGATGAAAAATTTCCAGCTTTAATTTTTATTGGACCTAGATTAATTCACAATAGATTTGTCCAAGGTCAAGGTCTTTATTCTACTGAAATTATTAAAGATATACAAAATCAAACTTTTATTGAAAAAAAATCCCCTCGGATAATAGATGTAATTTATAATTTAATTATATTGGGGGAAAATGATCAAGAAGTAATGAATGCTGTTTTGAATATAATAGCAATTTTCGATAAAGAAGTTACTATTACAGTGAATAATATCCAACATAGAGTTTATCTTCCAGATTATCCTGATATAAATAATATGGTCAATGAATCACAGCTTATACAAGCAGGTTGTACTATTTTAATCGAAGGACTTGAACTTGAGACTAGTACTACTAGTACTACTGGTTATATTGCAACTGATATTATTATAAGACCAAGTGTTAAAAAGTAAGTTTATAAAGGGAGGTGAATTACAATTGGAAGTTAAAATTCTGAACAAACTTGGCTGTAGTCTAGCAATAAATAAGAAAAAAGGAGGAATGTATTTATTAAAAACAGGAGTAAATAAAGTTGAGTTAAATGATTTTGTATCTGAAGAAATCGAAGCATTAAAAGCAAATAATATAATTGTTATAAAAGAAATACCAAAAATTGAATATAATAGTTCTAAAGAAGATAATTCTGAAGAAAATGCAATTGTTTATGGAAGCATAATTGAAGATTCATCTGACAAAAAGAATAAAAAGATAAAGAAATAAAAGGAGGGATTTATAATGCCCGGTGTAATAGTTGAGAGAATAAGTAAACGATCTCCAAGATCAAATACAAATGATTTAGCAATATTTGTTTCTGGTCCTGCTGAATGGGGCCCTTTCGATCCAACAATAGTTACAAGTGTAAATGATTTCGAAAATAAATTCGGAAGTCCTATAGCTGCCAGTTGGGCTTATCAAGGTATTAAGCAGTTCTTTGATGAAAGAGGAGTAGGAGAAGTTTGGTTTAATCGAATTGCTCACTATACTGATGTAACAACTCCTTCAACTATAACTGCTGTAAAAGCTTCTATAACAATACAAGACAGAGCTGCAGTACCTGTAGATACTCTCAAAGTTGAAGCATTGTATGCAGGTGAATTAGGTAATCAAATTAGTGTAATAATTAATAATGCAACTGTAGATTCAGCAAACAAGTTTAAAGTAACAGTAAAACTTAAAAATAGTATTGTTGAAACATTTGATGAATTATCGATGGATATTACAAGTGACGATTATGTAGAGAAAAAAATAAATGGATTTTCAAGTTATATCAACGTTACAGATCTAGATTCTACTACACAGATACCAAGTAGAAATCCTGCAATTGGAACTTATGTTTTAACAAATGGAGATAATGGTATTACAGGTTTAACTGATGATGACTGGATAGGAAATTCTACAGCAAAAACAGGAATTTATAAATTCGACTTTGTAAAGAATAGAAGATTTATAATGATAGCTCCTGGTCAAACATCAAGAAAAGTTATAAAAGCAATGGCTGATTATTGTTACAATAGACAAGTTGGATATTGTATTGCTCAAGCTCCTTATGGAGTAAGTGACAAAGTCGCAGTAGATTTTAAGAATGGAACTGGATCTTATTCATCGGATAACATTGGTGGTTTGTGGTATAATGAACTTTCAATTTATCATCCATGGGGTTATGGAAAAATATTGACTCAAAATGTTTTTGGTCCTGTATCAGTAGAAGGTGCTATAGCTGCTAATCATTCTAAAACACAATATAGAAGAGGTGTTGCAAAAGCTCCTGCAGGATTAGAAGATGGTTATATTTCTAATTTAAGTATTTTAGGAGTAGCTTCTGCAGTAGATGCTGATTATTTGAATTCTAATGGAATTTGTCCCATAGTTAATTTCGATAATTTTGGAACTGTGTTATGGGGTGCAAGAACAACATCAACTGACTCGAATTATGATCAAATTCAAATTACTACTACTGTACAATGGTTTACTCAATGGTGTTATGACAATCTTCTTAAATATACATTTGAACCGATTATAAGTAGCACTTTTGACAAGATAACAATTGATGCATTAAAAGTTCTTTCTGATAAATATGCACAAGGATGGTTTGATGACGGAGGAACTGGAGATCCTAATGAAGCATATTACTTCCAATGTGATTATGGTAATAACACTCCAGAAACAATAGCTAATAGAAATATTATTATTGATTTTGGTGTAAGACCTCCGGGAGCTGCGGAGATAATTAAAGTAAGACTGTCTCTATACAGTGGTACTTCGAGTTAAATATTTTTATATTAAAAAAATAGTAGACGATGCTTAGACACAGTCTAGCATCGTCTACATTTAAAAAGGAGGGTAAAATAAATATGGCTCGAGAAGCATATGCTGCTAATTATTATGACAATTATGCATTCCTTGTAAGGATTGATGGTTTTGTAAAAGCTGGTTTTTCAAGTGCATCTGGTCTTGAATCTGAAGTTGAAGTAATTGAACATTGGGAGGGTGCTAATTTAATTGCACATAAATCTCCTGGTAAAGTAAGCAACAATAATATAACATTAGAGCGTGGAGAAACAGACAATTTAGATATGTATAACTGGTACAAAAAATGTTATGATGTTCAAACAGGACAAGGTGAAGCCGACATGAGTAAATTAAAAAAGAATATTATTATAGAACAACAAGACAGATCTGGAAAAGTATTAAAGAAATGGAGAGTTTATGGAGCTTGGCCAAGAGCTTACAAACACTCTGACTGGTCTGGAGATGGAAATGAAAAAAATATTGAAACACTAGAAATAGTTAATGATGGATTTGAACCTGTTCTTCCATAACATTATACACATATTAGAAGGGCCTTCTATTTAACCCACGTTGGAAGGCCCTTATTAATAAATTTCAAACATAAAATAAAATGGAGGTTAAAGTATGTTAGATATTCAAATCGGTAAACTTGTTAAATTTCCTTCTGGTTTTGAATCTGAAGTAAAAAAAATGACTGGTAAAGCACAAAATGCTCTTGCTAATCGAAAATTAGTAAAAGAAGGAACAGTTTTTGATGAAGTTATAAAAGAATGTATACCTTATGCCCAAGAATCTGATTTAAATGAATGGTTAATAGGTGATAAATATTTTGCAATGGTTGCAATAAGAATTGTTACATTTGGAAGTAAATTTGATTTTAGAGTAAAATGTCCTTATTGCGATACTACAAGTCAATACTGGTTTAATTTAAAAGACTTAGATGTAAAATATTTAAATGGAAGACCAACTGAAAATCTTAAATTTAGATTACCCAATTGTGGAAAAGAAGTAACTTTTCACTTACTTAAAGGTAAACACGAAAAAATGATGCAAGAAATACTAAAGAAAAAATCTGATAAACTTATTACTTCATTATTAATGTTAAGAACAGATAGTATTGAAGGAGAGCCAATGGTAGACGAAGATTTTTTTGAAAATCTTGATGCAGATGATATTTATGCATTTCGTGAATATGTAGATGAATGTGATTGTGGAATAGAAACTACAATTAACCTTGAATGTCCTGAATGTGAAGCTGAATTTGAAAGTGAACTACCTATTGACTCAAATTTTTTCTTTCCCAAAAGTCTAAAGAAGAGATAATGGAAGAAATATTTTTTGCAAGTTACGGTGGATTAATAACGATAACACTAAATGATTTTATGAATATGTCAGTAGATGATATTGATTGGTTTTTAAATAGATTAGCAGAAGAAAAGAAACGAGAAAAAAATGCAATTGAATCTGCAGCTAGACATAGTAGAAGATAGAGGAGGTGAATTAAATATAAAATGTTAAACGCATTAGGATTAGGACTAATATTAACAATGAGAGATTATGCTTCAATGCCCGCTGGAAGAATACAGCGGGCATTGCTTGGTTTAGATGAAACAGCAAGACAATTTTCTTACAGATTTATTGTAGCCATGTACCAAGCTAGAGAAGGTATGGATATGATGGCTACTGGTACTGTAGCATTATTAGCGCCTTTCGGAATTTTAGCTTCGTCATTTGAAACGCAAAGTAAATTATATCAAGTTGTAGCTCAAGGTTTAACTGATATAAATTTACTTTTAGATAAATCGTTAGAAATATCAAACAAATATGCTGGTATTACGAGAGCTAATTTTATGGAAGCAGCATATTGGATTAGATCAGGAATGTATTGGTTAAGTGATGAAGAAGTTGCAAAGTTTGCTGCAAATGCAACAATAGTTGCTAAAGCTACAAGAGCTGATACTGAAGAAATGGCAAATCTTTTTGCTACTGCTCATGGTATATTCAAAGATCTGTATAGAGATATGTCTGATGAACAATTCATGAATATGTTTGCTGGTGGTTTAACTGAAGCTGTTAGAGCATTTAAAACTGAAGGTCATCAAATGGTTTTAGCATTCAATGATTTAAATGCTGACGCTTCTGCAGTATTATACAATATGGAAGAACAATTAGCAGCATTAGGACTTTTACAACAGACAATGCCTGGTAGTAGGGCTGGAACGAGATTAAGAGCATTTGTACAAGGTGCTATTGAAGCTGCTCAAGAATTTAATTATCCTATTACTGATGCTGAAGGTCATTTATTAAATATTGCAGATTTAGTCGATAGAATTAAAAAAGATTTTGTTAAAATACCAGAAGGTTTTGATATTACTAAATATGAAACTATTGAAGATGCTATGAAAGCAATAGAAATATCAAGTGGTGCACAAGTCAAAAATATATATGCTCTACGAAAAGCATTTGGTTCAAGAGAAGCTTTTTCAGTATTACAGTTATTATGGAATAGAACAGATCAATTAAGAGAAATGCAAGAAATAGTAAGAAATGGCATGATGCAAGGAATGACAGTTGCTGAAAGAATGGCATATATTATTGACCAAGGTATAGGAGAAAGATTACAAATTCTTCAACAAAGAGTTCATAATTTCTTTGAATTGATTACAGAAGCTATACAGGGTCCAGCAAAAGCTGTCATAGATTTTGCAAGTAGCTTTATGATATTAGCACAAAATTTCATAAAAACTAATCCTACAATAGTTAAATTAACGTTTTCTATAGTTACATTAACAGGTGCTTTACTATTTTTAGCTGGTGTTATATGGACTGTAATTGGAATTCAAAAATTGATGAGTAGTACTATGTATTTGGCAATACAAAGAACTTTTCAAATGATACAAGGAATGAAATTGTTATTCACTACATTTACACCTATAATATTAGCAATTTCTGCATTATATTTAGCATATAAATCAAATTTTGCTGGAATTAGAGATATACTAGATTCAATAGGTAATAGAATGAAACAATTTGCATATAATACAGTTATGGTTATAAGAGGTTTATGGCAGTTAGTAACTTCATTAAATAATTTAAGATATGGCTATATAAGTGCTGAACTCAAATCTATGTTAGAATCTTTAGGATTATGGGATTTTGTAAAACATTTATTTATGGGTTATGTAAGAATTAAAATATTTTTAACAAATTTTGTTACTAGTATAGAAAATACATTCGAAATAATAAAAGCAATAGTTACTCCAATGATAGATATTATTTATACAATATTTAAACCTATAATCAGTTTAATTATGTTAGCTGGTCGCGCATTTGGATTTTTAGGAGAATCAGTAACTGAATCTGATGTAGAAAAATTTAGACTTTTTGGAAAAGTACTTGGTAGTATATTAGGACCTTTAGTAGCATTTAAAAGTATAGGTTGGATTTTTAATTCAATTAAAACAGTTCAAAATTTCTTTGCTGCACAAAGATTAAATTGGCAAAAAATATTAACTAATGTATTAACTCCAATAAAGATTAAAAAATTAACAGGAGAAGCTAAAAAAGCTTATAAAGAAGTTTTATGGGCGTTAGATGAAATGCAAAATAGAACTATGTCACAAGCTACAAGACGTTCTATGAAAGCATTAATATATCATCATGTTAAAAAATATGACTTGCAAGATTTCTTCCCTGAAATTGCAGAACAAATGAAGAAAATGAGTACAAAAACAAAAGTTCCAGCTCAAACTATAAGAAAAAGTTTTTGGCAAAACTTTATAGGGTATATCTTCACAATACCTTCTAATATTGTAAAACTTATGCAAAATACAACAAAAAGAATTCAAGACTCTGCAAAATTCATACAACAATTTGGAATACAGAAAGGTATAAGTACTTTAATTAAAAATATTATACAGTCTGCTAACGTGCAAAAATTAAAAAACTTTTCTAAACAAGTTTTAAAATGGTTAATTACTCCGTTTTCAAATTTGTGGAAATTTACTGTAAGATTTTTTGATGCAAGTGAAAGAATAATTAGAGCTATCGAAAGGTTTGTAATTGACTTATATAAAGCATTTGTAGATTTAATAAAAGCAGTATTCAACTTTGCAAAAGTATTTTTAAAAGCTATGATTCCAGTATTCAAACAATTTGGAATGTGGATATGGAGAAGTATAGTAAGTTTAGCTAAATTTTCTTTTGAAATAGGAAAAACTATAATTAAAGATTTTATACAGTTAGTAAAATGGATAGGAATTGCAATTGTAAAACTTGCGATTTTTGCTGGAAGAACAATTATGGCTGCCGTAACTTCATTAGTAAATTTAGGTATAGCTTTAGGACAAGCTGTTGCTGGATTTATTGCGATGGCACTTTCTCTTGGTCCTGTATTGTTAATAACATTAGCTGTTATAGCATTAGGTTTGGCAGTATATTTATTGTGGAAAAACTGGGATAAAGTAGTGCAAAAATTTAACGAATTTAAAGAAGGAATAATTAAAAGTCCACTTATACAAAAAATTATAGAAATTGGAAAATATATTAAAGATCATATAGTTGATCCTATTATAAAAGCATTAGAAGCAGTTGCAAAATTCTTAGGATTAGACACTAGAAGTGAATTTTATGGTGGACCAAATGGTACTGGAGCATCTCCAATTCCAACAACAAATAGACAAAGAGTTAAATTACCAACTGAAGAACCTATTAATTTTATCGCACCATATGCAGCTGGACAAAATGATAATCTATTGCAGCAATTGCAGGATATGCAACGTTATATAAATGTAGCAAATCAAATGAGAAGTGAAAATGTTGTTTATGTACAACTTGATGGTAAAACAGTTGCACAAGCGATTGCAAATCGCGTCGATAATCAAAATAGAAGAAGAGTATATGATAACATTCCCAAATAAAATAGGAGGTGAATTTTAATGTATACTGGAAACACAAAAATTATAAAAGCATATTTAGTTGATTGGAATACATCTGAAAAAATTATATTCCAGTATAATCCTCCAGAATGGGAAGATCGAAGATCAGTTAATTATACTGAAATTGTTATACCAGGAATTTCTCATCCAGTTTATCAATATGTTGCAAGTGGAGAAAGATCAGTAAATTTTACAATACAATTAAATGCTATGTATAATAAAAATGCTATGTATATCGCTCACTGGATAAGAGCAAGAACTTATCCAGTGAGATCTAATATTTCTATTCAAAATGCACCTCACAAAGTTGTATTTATATGGCCAAATGCTATTTCACTTTTAGGAGTTATAACAGATGCAAACAGAAAAATAGAAGACCATTTTCCAGACGGTAGAATAAAATTAATGTCATTAGAAGTTACAATAAAAGAAGCTATTAAAAAATCTTGGTCTTTCGATATGGTGAGGTGATATGTAATGGCTTTAAACAAGTCAAGATACAGCTGGTGTGTTGTTATTAAAGAAAATGATATATATTATATTGGAGGAACTGATCCTTTAAAAATAAGGAAAAGTGACGATGATATAGAACATATTTGGAGTCAAGGTGATAGACTCGATTTACTTGCTAAAAAATATTTAAATGATGATAAATTATGGTGGATTATTGCTGAATATAATAATATTATGTTTTTCTTTGAAGAAATTGAAATTGGAAGAATAATTTATATACCGAGTTTATATAGGGTGGTGACAGAAATATTATGATTACAAGTTATGAACAAGTTTTAACACCCTATGTATATTTGACTTTAAATGGAGCTCAAATTTCAAATGAACTTAATCAAAGAATAATTTCAATAGAAATTGAATATGCTGAAGAAAAACAAGATATGATAACAATTTCATTTGAAAATTCAGACCAATTTGTCAGCGACAATCCACTAATTAAAGATGGTAAAACTTTATCAATAGTTTATGGATATGCTAATTTATATGATTATGATGGTGATTTTACTATAAAAGATTATGAAGGTTTAGAAACATTTACAATTTATGGTTATAAAGGTTCAGGTAAAAAACCAAAGAATACAATACGAGGTATAAAAACAAGTTCAACTAAAACTTCTTCTTCTGTTTATAATCCTTATGGTGGTACTGGAAGAATTAGAACAAATAGATCATCTGCTTATCCTGGCTCTGTTTTAGGAGCTACAAGTTCTACTGGAAGTAGTTCAACACCTCCAGCAAACTATGTTCCTAGTGAACTTTGGAATAAAGCTCCAGTATTAACTCTAATTTATAAAAATCAAGATAATGGTCTTATTATTAGTTTTGATCCTTCTTATAAGACTCAAAGTTTAGCTGAAGGTTCAGTAATAGAAGGAATTGATCCAGATTCTAAAGATATTTTCAGAGCATTTGTAAGCGATATTGGACAAAAATTAGGATTGAGTGATAATATACAAAGTCAAATAAATAAAGCTGGAACATGGGTAATTGATGGTATTACAGGTGTAGAAAAATTCATAACAGAGCAAGGAGAAAAATTAATGCAGAAAGTTCTTCCTAATACTTCAAAGCTGTTAAATATTGGAACTGGAACTAGTAGTACTGGTACAGGAATTCAAGGAAATGAGATATTAATTGAAGCATCTTTATCGACATTAGGTCTCCCTGGATTGACAAATGGAGTAAATATTAACATTTTAAATGTAGGTAAAAAATTTAGTGGTAAGTGGTTTATAAAATCAATAAGTCATAGAATCGATAGTAATGGTTATAGAGTTAATGCTAGTCTTTTAAGACCAACTAAAACTTCACTCGGTAGTGGTAGTAGTAATATACAAAATGTAGATAATAAAAATAACAATTATAGCTCATTATTTAATACTATTAAAGATAAGTTTTCAATTATTGTAGATGGTTTTACTGGAAAAGAAATAGAACAAAAAATGCATTATGAAGGCAGGTGATTAATGTGCCAGATTTTGAAAGTATATTAACGCCTAATCAAGATGCAAGATATTGGGGGAAATATCAAGCAATTGTTGCTGATATTAATGACCCTGAAAAGAGAGGTAGAATTAGGGTTAGACAGCCTTTTTTTTACGGTAACGAATTATCACCTTGGGCGTTACCTTGTGTTCCTTATGGAGGGTCTAATAATATAGGTCAATTTTTTACACCAGAAGTTGGAAGCGGAGTTTGGATAGAATTTCAATATGGATTAATATCTAATCCAATATGGACAGGATTTTGGTTTGCAAAACCTAATGGAGTGTCAGAACTTCCTTCTGAAACACAAGGTAAACCGTATATCAAAGTTTTAAAAACAAAAAAAGTTGTTTTAACAATAGACGACGATACAGGAAATGTTGAAGTTAGAAATATAAATACTGGGAAATCAGTTATAATTAAAAGTGACGGATTAGACCCTAATGGAATTGTACAAGATCCAGAACACAGGTTTGTAACTGACACTGAAAAAGAAACTTGGAATACAATAAAAGCTGGTTCAATAGTAGAAGATTCACTAATTAATGGAAATATTAAAGTTGATGGAGTTGAAATTAACGTTTATACTCATCCAGAAAGTCATCCAGCTAATATGATAACTACTGATACAAACAATATGTTTGTATCACAATCTGAGAAGGATAATTGGAATTCAAAGTTAAGTTCTATACCAATTGCATCACCTACAATAATTGGTGGAATAAAATCAGGTGGAGATATATCAGTTGATTCAAATGGTGTAGTTTCTATTAATGACAATAGTCATAATCATACAAAATCAAATATTACTGATTTTTCACATTCACATACAAAATCAGATATTACTGATTTTAGTCACAGCCATCAAACTACAGATATAATTAATTTTGATTCTGCAGTAAGTGGTAATGTTGATGTAGTTGCTAATACTTCTGCAAGACATACTCATTCAAATAAATCATTATTAGATACTTATACACAGACAGAAGCTAATTTAGCTGATGCTGTATCTAAGAAACATTTACAAAATACTGATAATACTCTAACAAGTTCGACAGTAAATACAGTAAATACTACCGGAATTGGGAATATTGTAGATTTTAAAGTTAATAATACAACTAAAACATCAATTGATAATTCAGGTAATTTTACTGGTAATGCTGCTACAGCATCTAAATTGCAAACAGCTAGAACTGTAACTTTGAGTGGAGATGTTTCTGGGTCAGCTTCATTTGATGGTAGTTCAAATATAACTATAAATACTACTGTAGCAGATGATAGTCATAATCATTCTTCAACTACAGGGAATTTTCAAGTCGGAGGAAACCTTTCTGTAACTGGAGATCTTATTGTAAATGGAACTACATTTACAGTAAATAGTAATACAGTTACAGTAGATGATCCTATTTTAACTTTGGGTGGAGATACAGATCCAGTAATCGACGATAATAAAGATAGAGGTATAGAATTTAGATGGCATAATGGTTCAGTAGCTAAAAAAGGGTTTTTTGGATTTGATGATTCTACTGGTAAGTTTATATTTATACCAGACGCTACTAATACTTCAGAAGTATTTAGCGGAACAAAAGGAGAAATTGATGCTAATGTTGATTGGAATAATGTCATAAACAAACCATCTTCTTACACGCCTTCTACACACACTCATACAAGTTCAGAAATCTCAGATGCTACTTCTTCAAATACAGCAAACACAATAGTTAAAAGAGATACATCTGGTAATTTTAGTGCAGGTACAATTACCGCTACCTTAAATGGAAACGCTTCTACAGCAACTAAATTACAAACATCAAGGATTGTATCTTTAACCGGTGGTGTGACTGGTTCAGCTTCTTTTGATGGTTCATCAAATATAACAATAAATACTACTGTAGTTGACAATAGTCACAACCATACGAAATCAAATATTACTGATTTTGCTCACACTCATTTAATAAGTGATGTGACGAATTTACAAACCTCATTAGATACTAAAGCAGATGTTTCAAATGTTTTAACTAAAAATAATACTATAGCATATACACCTACTGATTTATACCATCCTGCTACTAAAAAATATGTTGATGATATTGTTGTTAGTATTGGAACAGGTGATATGCTTAAATCAGTATACGATACTAACAATGATGGTGTTGTAGATAATTCTGAAAAACTTAATGGTCATCCTTCAACTGACTTTGTTCTTAAATCTGGAGATACTATGACTGGCGATTTAAATGTAAGTGGTAATGTGATAACTCCTAACAATGTTCGTTGTGAAAATTTATATTTAGGAGAAGCAGGTGGAAGTGTTATAGAAGGTAATATTTATAACTTAGATGCAATTTATGGAGCAAACGATATTAGATTAGGTGTAGGTTCTACTATATATCATTTTATGAATTCTACTGGATTAGCATTGGGAAAAGCTTCAGCACCTTCATCTACACTTGACGTTAATGGAGATATACTTGTTAAAAGTAAATATAAATTAACTTATAATTCTTCAGAAGATAGTCTTGATTTTGTTTATGTATAGGGTGAGACTGTATGGCTGTAAAAGCTAGAATCAAAAATAAAGATTTTCTATTAAATAAAGAAATTAACGAAAGACTTCCAGTAATTCTTAATGGGTTAGTTTACCATTATCCTTTTGATAATACTGTTGTTGGAATATCACGAAAGTCTAATTTACTAGATACTTCTGTATGGAAAGTAGGTACTAGTGGTTCTCAAGGTAATTTTATTTGTAATGGCGCAGCTTCTGAAAATCAGATAATAATTAAAGAAAATCCTTGGGGAGTTCCCGATGTAATTTGGGCATCATTACAAAATGATGCTACTAGTGATGCTGATGGTGGTTGGAATGTTACTAATATTCCAATAGACAAAACTAAAAGATATAGATTAAGTGTATGGATTAGGAGAGAAGATGTAGGAAATGGCAGAACTTATTTCGGATGTCAGGGTAATACAGTTTGCAATTTAAGTGATGGTGCTAAAAATTCAAATCCGTATTTTGGTTATCCTGCTATTAGTCAATGTCCTGAATTGGCAAATAATTGGTTGTTATTTGTGGCATATATCCACCCTTATGATTATACTGGGAGCACAGATCCTAGAACTGGAATTTATAGACTTGATGGAACTAAAATTACATCTTATAGTTTAACTGATTTTAAATGGGCTCCAGATGCTACAGTTGGTGGTCATAGAACTTATTTATACTATTCTACTACAACAACTGAAAAACATTTCTGGTGTAGACCAAGATTTGAAATAGATGATGGAAATATAGCTACAATACAAGAGTTATTAATGGGTATTGAAGATGTAATACATCCAGTGTTAGATAGTTATACAACTAAGACAGCCGAAGGGGTAGCAATAGAAATAGCAACTGAAAATTTATTAGAAACTGTTGGCGGAGGAGCTTCTCAAGATTGGTCTAAATGGAGTCATTGGAATAGTGCTTCTTATTGGCCTAACTTATGCACACAATATGATGATCCTGTATGGGGTAAAGTTTTTAAAGGTATACCAGGTTCAATTAGTACTTATATTTTTGATTATTATCCATATTCTTATGCTGTAGGAGATGTTTTATCTTTTAGTTGTTACATGAGAGTTGATCAGACTGTAACGAAAACAATTACTTTTTACGTTAATTCAAGTAGTGGAGGTCAGCATAATGTAGCCCCTACTTGTGTAAAGACAGTAAATTTTATGGCAGGAGAGTGGCAATATTTAACCTTTACATCAGGAGCTGTTACTGAAGCAGTAAATGGTACTGGCGGTTTTGGATTATCAATGGGTAATTTCAATGGTATTACTGTTGAAATAGCTTTTCCACATTTTGAGAAAAATATATTTAACACTTCTTATTGCAAAGGAATTAGAAGTGGAAATGGGCTATTAGATCTACCTTTAAATTTAGGTTCAGATTTTACTATATTTTATAGATTTATTCCAGATTTTTTATGGGCAACTTACTACACTTCAGCATATAATAAATATATGTGGTATTTATATGATAAAAATACAGGTAAAAAGATTTGGCAATCCGATTATCATGCAACAGGGACTTATACTTATAGTAATCCTTGGATTGGATTTGATGAATTCAATACGAGTACGGAAGGTTATCCATGGCATTGGCATAGTGTTAATACCATAATGACTGGTGGAAAAGAATTTTGGTTTGCACTTACTAAAAGTGGTAGTACTTGGACTAAGTATTTCTTTACTGATTATGGTTATGTTAAAAGTAGTATAGAGCATACAAAACCTGAAGTTGTTAATTTCTCTCCTAGTAAATTAGAATTATATTATGATTTCTGTTGGAAAGTAAAAGATTTAAGTATATATGACAGAGCTTTATCTGAGGAAGAGATTTTAAAACTTGCTAGTGCTAAATCTTTTAGTTTAAGGAGTAATGGAGATTTACACACCTGTCTCTTAAAAGAAAAGCAAGATTATTTAAAAAGAGATTTACCAACATACATTGATTTTACAGGAGTTATTGACAGCTACTGGTCAAAATATGAACAAACTAACATAAAGGTTTATACTTCTAAATGTAGTAATGTTCCGGGACATTCTTATTCATACTTTATTTACCGACCTGCTAATCTTATATATCCTGATTGTGGTAATACTACTTGGGGAGGAATAGTAGTCAATTTACCAAACAGTGTTAAAAAGCCTGGGACGTGGAAACTTAGATTTAAGTATAGAGGTCATAGTACTCCTAATAATATGGAGGTTTATTTCGCTTATTCTGTTGGATGGACTTCTATGGGAGTTGGTTTATATTCTCCAGCAGGAACATCTATTTCAGCTTTTGATACTGATGAGTGGCAACAATTTGAATTTATATATACTATAACAGCTGCAGATATTACTCAAACAGGCACTGATAGTAATACTTATGACTGTATGCGTCAAATGAAAATAGGATTTGGGTATCAAAGTACTGATAGTATAGGAACCCGAGTGTTTGTAAACGACATAGAAATTCTTCCTGTTTCATTAGATTCTGAAGAAAATGATAGTAATAATGAAGAAATAGGTATAAAATCTGACAGATTTTATTGTAATGAAGTTTATGAAGACAAAATATTGCATAAAATCTTTCTACTCGGAACAGCGTTTCCAGATACTTCAGGTTTAGATGTAGGTGGAAATAGAGTAGTTAGAGTTGATGGGGTAGATATAGTAAATACTACAGGAAGAGGTTTAAGATTAGATACTTTTGATAGTAACATGAGTTATATTTCAGGAACTACTTATGACGTTTATGGAGACGATTTAGCTAGAACTAATTTAGCAAATGATTTATTAACATTATCGATAACAGATAAATACTGGTCTTTAACTTCTTATGATGCTATAGGGACAAATACTAATTTAACTAATGCTATGGTTCAGTTAGGTAGTAAACTTTGGTCAGAAATTGTAACTACTAATTATAGACATACTTATTGTTGTTTTGGTAAGGGTTCAAAAATTCTTTATGAAGATGGTAGTAAAACTGATTCTGTAGATAGACATAGATCAACTATATCAACAATAATTTAAATAAATATAGATACAATAATAGAATTAATATATGAAGGGTATTTTTATTTCTTAAATTAAATTATAGTGAGTTATTTTAACCCAAATATATTTTATATATTGTGTTTATTTCAGAGTGTCAAACACAGTCTTAGGGGGTGCTAAATTTGTCTGATACAATTTTATGGCCATTTACAATAAACAATATCGGAGTTTTAAATACAACAAGTAATATTGAAGAAGCAATAAATTCATTATTAACTTTTATATTCTCAATAAGAGAAAATGAAATTTTAGGAGATCCAAATTTATGTAGTAAACTTCATTTACTTTTATTTGAAACTGATAAAAATATTTTAGATACTATGAGTAGTTTATACATTGAAGAAGCTATAAATGAATTTGCATCAGATTTTGTAAGATTTAAAAGTTGTATAGGAAGTTTTGATAACAACAACAAAATATATAATATTGAAATTATTTATGAAATTAAATCAACAAACGAAGAAAAAGTATTAAATTATAGTTTAGAAATATTGTATTAAAGGAGGGTTGAAGATGCCACAAATTAATTATCTTTCACAAGATTTTGATTCTTTTTATGAAATGTTTAATGAATTAATTTCTTCAGAATTTCCTAACTGGTCAAAATATAATAAAAATAATTTAGGAAATGTATTTGGAAAATTTTTATCTATGCTTGGAGATATTGAATCATTTTATAAAGACAAAATGATTCAACAATTATGTCTTCCGACAGTTACTTTACGTAAATATGCAATATTACTTTGTAAAACTTTAGGATATAGAATGCATTCTGCAAAACCGTCAACAATAGAACAAATAAAGTTTACAATCGAACCACAAATACAAGATTATATAATTCCAGCTGGTTATCCTGTTAGTACAAAAGCAATTAATAGTGACGGTGAATTTATTCAATTTGAAACAGATAGTGATTTAATAATACCTACAGGTCAAACAGAAGGAATTGTTTCAGCTACTCAAGGTATTACAATATCACTAGAAAACATTGGTATTAGTAATGGTAAAGCAAACCAAAGATTTGTATTAGAAAATAGAAAAGTTATAGATGGTTCATATACAGTTTATGTTAATGAAAATAATATATTAAAGACTTGGACTGAAGTTGATACATTTGCAGGAAGAGGTAACGAAAATATATTTATTACTGAAGTCGATGAAATTGATAGATCTTATATAATTTTTGGAAATGGAAAAATTGGAAGAATACCTCCAATTGGAAGTGAAATTTATTGTACTTATAGAATAGGCGGTGGTGAAAATACAAATGTAGGAATTGGTACTGTTACTGAAAACAGAGGGAATTTACCCAATATAATATCGATAATGAATTTAACTCCTGCAATTGGAGGTACTGAAAGAGAAACTATAGAAGAAGCTAAAATAAATGCTCCTATATTTTTTAAAAATACAGAAAAAGCTGTAACTAAATCTGATTTTAAATCATTATGTCTCAATGTCAATGGTGTTAAACGGGCACAAGCAACTGCTGGAAGTGCTGGAATAATTGATGTTAGAATTGCTTCTAAAGATAATAATGGAATTCCTACTGAAGAATTAAAAAATGCAGTTAAATATTATTTAAATGATAGAAAAATCATAACATTTATTATAAATGTATACGATCCTTACTTTTTACCAGTTAATGTAGATATATATGCTGAAGTAAATTCTCAATATTTACAAAGTATAGCACAATCAGCAATAACAACAGTGTTAAATAAACTCTTATCTATGGAAACAAAAGATTTTGGAGAAGGAGAAAAATTAGGAGTTGTATATAAATCAATTTTAGATTTAGATGAAATTGATAGTCTTGAAATAACAAAATTTACAACTTCTCCAATTGTTTATCCTAAAACTCAAAGTGCTAATCCTCTTCACACTTTTGATTCTGTAGAAGTATTAAAAGATAATAATTTAGTTGGAGAATGGAAAGTTACAATGTTGAATTCAACTGATTTTAAAGTTGAATTTTATGATGAAACAACATCAAGTTATATTAATAAAGGAACTGGTTCTATAGGAACACAATTTACAAGTTTGGGAAATGAAATAAGATTTACAATTACTTCAAATGGTGGTATAAGTTCTGATGGAGATTATTGGTTATTCTATACAAATAAATATCTTGGTAATATTACAAAAGTTTTAGAACAAGAATTATTGAAACCTGGAATATATAATATAGTACTGAGTGGTGGTATAAGTGGCTAAACTAGTTGATAATTTATTTATAGATCAATTACCAGGAGAATTAAAAGTTAAGATAAAGTTTACAACTCCAAATGAATATTATGATAGTATATATATTTATAGAAGAACAGATAAATACGAAAATGCCAATAATAATTTAATTGATACTGAATCATTATTAATCAAACAATTGAATTTTAATGATTACGGTTATAGTAATGAAGTAGAGATAATTGATGATTTAGACATATCAAGTAATATTATTTATTATTATTCAGTATTAACAAAATATAATAATGTCTTTTATACAAGTTCACTAACTCAGCAATATGTTCCAGTAACAGAATTAATTGATTATGAAAATATACTATGGAATATTCAACCTGATGTAATCAAAAATAATGATAACGGTGACATGAAAAAATTTATAAAAGTTTTAGCTAAAATCTTAGAATATATACATGGGCAGACTAAAAGTCTTGAATTACTATTTGATATTAATAAAATGCCGTTAGAAATACTAAATAATATTGCAAATCAAATGGGATGGAAATTAGATTCAAGACTTCCATTAGATATTCAAAGAAATATAGTTTCTAACATAACATATTTTTATAAATGGAGTGGTTCTAGAGAAGGTCTAGACAGACTTGTGAAATTTTACTCTGGATATCCAGATAATACAGGTGTTATTGAAGGATCTAGTAAATTATTATTTTCACCTAGATTTATTGATGGACAAGTATCATTTAGTAATTCAAGATGTCCTGATTTTGAAACAGATAATTTTTTGTTGATTGGAACTCCAGAAGATCCACTCTTTTACTGTTATGATTTTAAAGATACAAGTAGGTTTAATTTAACACAGTCATTTACAATTTATTTCAGAAAACCCCAAGGTTTAAGTCAAAGTCAAGTTGATAATATTATTTCGATTTTAAATGATGTACTAGAAGAAAATTCTCCATTAGGTGTAAATTTTGATATCATCGTATATTAAGGAGTGATTTAAAATGGGAATACCTGATATTTCTAGAGACTCTTTTGATGAGACTAAAGATTATATAAAAGTTATTCAAGAACAAGGTAGACCTTTTGTAGATTACGATTATAATGAGCTGCAAGACATATTACGATATTTATTAAAAATGTCCGTTCAATTTATTGTTGGTATTAACGTATTTGATGCAGATGGATTTAAAGTTGTTGGAACTGGACTTTCTAACGACTTTACAGTTAAATCAGGTAAAGCATTAATTAACGGATTGTTTTGTTTTAATAGATCTGATAAATTGGCAAGTGAATTAGGCATAACATTAACTACTCCTACAGCTGACAGAACTGATTATGTTTATCTTGATATATGGCAAGAATTTATAGATAGTACGCAAGATACGAGTATTAAACATCCTAATCTACCTATTGAAACAAGTCAAAGACTTAAACTTAGAAAAGATATAAAAATAATTGAAGGAGGAACAGTACCAACTGCTCCACAAGATCATATTTATGTAACATTAGCACAAATAAATAGAAAAGCTAATGTTAGTACTATAAATAGTACTGATATTATTGATTTACGTGAAGTTTTTACTTCATATTCTAGTCATAAATATTCAAATCCAATAGATCATCCTGACGGATCAGTGACTGATTCTAAAATAGGTAGTAGAACAATTACAGATACAATACAACCAACTTCTGATACAGCACAACTTCAAACTCTTTTATCAAATTTAGCTTATATGATAAAAACTACTACAGGTAAATCTAATTGGAGAACTAATCCAGATGTAAATTTAGCTGCAGTATATAATCATATTAATAATACAAATAATCCTCATGGTGTAACAGCAACTCAAACTGGAGCTGAGAACTTAATTAATACTCATAAAAATGCAGCCATTTTAGATCATTTAGATGGATCTGTAACTGACAACAAAATTGGTAATAGAACAGTTGATGATACTTTAGTACCTAGTAGTAATACAAATAAATTATTAATTTTACTTTCAAATTTAGCAAATAGAATTAAAACTATAACAGGTAAAACTGATTGGAAAACAAGTCCAGATACAAATTTAGTTAATGTTTATAACCATATAAACAATACAAACAATCCTCATAATGTTACTGCAGCTCAAGTAGGTGCCGATATTTTAGTAAATAATCATAAAAATGCAACAACTTTAGATCATCCAGACAATTCTGTAACAGATTCAAAAATTGGAGCACGTTTAATAACTGATACAAGTTCACCAACTGCTGATTCAGGAACAATAACATCGTTATTTTCTTGGTTAGCATATATGATAAAGTCAATTACTGGTAAAACAAATTGGAGAACAGTTCCAGATGTAAATTTAGCTACAGTGAAACAACATATTGATGCTTCTTCACCACATACTGGACATGCAACTACTACAGATCTTAATAATCATATCAATAATACTAACAACCCACATAATGTTACTGCAGCTCAGACTGGTGCAGATATTTTAGTAAATAATCATAAGAATGCATCTACATTAGACCATCCAGACAATTCTGTTATAGATAGTAAAATTGGTAATAGAACTATAAATGATACTTTATATCCTACAGCTGATACTTCAAATCTTACAACATTACTATCGTGGTTAGCTAATAGAATAAAAACAATTACTGGTAAAACAAGTTGGCAATTTAATCCAGATGTAAATTTAGTTACAGTTAATAACCATATAAATAATACAAATAATCCTCATAATGTAACTTTAACTCAATTAAATGCTGTTAATAAATCTGGAGATACTATTAATGGAAATTTACAAATTAACGGAGATTTTTTAATAACTTCTCATTTCAAATTTACTTACAACTCAACATCAAACAGTATTGATATTTCATATATAGCTTAAGGGTGATAAATATGGCTGAAACAAAAATTATTAGAATTAATAGTGACAACTCATTAGATATTGCAGGAGAATTAATTGAATTAGAAGAAAATATTATAAAATTGATGTCAAATGGTAATATCCAAGTTAAAGAATTTATTGAGGGGAGTGCTTTAAATTATGATTCTAATTACAGATTAACATCTACTTTATTAAGAGAAAACCAAACATTAGCATAGAGAGGTGATTAAGTAAATGGCTCAACTGAAATCTGGCACGACTATAGGTGGTAATGTAGCATTTCATACAGGGAATCTTACATCTGCTAACATAGGTTCAATCACATATGCTGCAGCAACAGGTTCAGCAAATGCTTATACTGTAACTTTAAATCCAGCACCAACTTCATTAGTTGAAGGTCTTTGCGTTGCAGTAAAAATAAATGTTGACAACACTGGGGCAAGTACGTTAAATGTTAATGGTTTGGGGGCAAAACCGATTAAGAAACCAAATGGTAATGATGTAAGTGTAGGAGATTTGAAAGCTAGTAATATATATACACTGAGGTATAATGGTACTAATTTTATATTACAAAGTGTATTTCCAACAGCAACTGAAATAGGGGCAGTATCAACTTCAACATATACAGCATCTGATATTTTAGCTAAAATTAAAACTGTAGATGGTGTAAATAGTGGGTTGGATGCAGACTATGTTAGAGGGGAAGATGTAATTGAAAAGATAACTATACTTGAAAATAACTTATCTCGTGAAATCTATGATTCTTATAGGACAAGGTTAGAATTGTATTATTCTGGATATATTTCAAGTATAAATGTTAGTAATTTTAAAGGAATGTTGTTTGATGGATTTATAAATACAAATAATATAAATTCTTCAAGCACAACTGCAGTAATAAATACAACAGATAAACTTGTAGTATGCCCTTCAAGTGGTTCAACTGAATTAATTCCTTCAAGTGTGACTCTTATAACAAACTATAATGATGCTATAGTTGCTAGAAGTGTTTCTAATATTATTGATAATAATACAAGCACAACTATTGGTAATTCATATAGTTCAGGATATAGTGGTTATGCGATAATAACAGCAGATTTAGGTAGTTTAAAGTGTTTACAAGGAATAAAAACATATGGGACATATACATCATCAGGTATTACTGATATATCATTATCACCGAACAATTCTTTATGGCTTGTTGGTAGTTGTATTCATGGTTTTAGTTTTGATAGTACTTATAGTTGGAAATCGACGACTTGGGATTATGCAGTAACAAGTAGATATGTTAAATTCAAATTTTTTATTAATAAAGGAAACTCTGGGTATTTAGCTGAGTTTAGAGTTTTAACTGCTACACCAAGTAGTTCTGTTTTACAAACGGTACAAAAAACGCTAGATACTACTGTGAGCAAAGCAGTTCTTTATATAACTTATTATACACCAAGCGGAAGTAGTATTACTCCTCAAGTTTCAAATAATGGTGGAACTACATTTAAAACGGCTACTCTTGAATCAAGTCAGCAAGATACATTCGACAGTTTTTATACAGAAAGTAAATACAATGTTACTTTTGATACTACTGATAATAGAATTATTTTAAAAATATTATTAAATGCTTCTGGGCAAAGCTCACCAATTATCAAAAGATACTGTTTATATTGGTTATAAGGAGGTAATTTTATGCCTGAAATACGAAAAGACGGTGATATTTATTATTTTGAGAAAACTGAACAAGAAAAACAAGAGCGTATACACAAAGAGGAACTTCAACAGCGTATAATGGATTTAGAAATGGCTATTGCTGCTATTCTTGGGGGTGCAGTTCAATGATGCCTGCATGGAAGAAAAATATTTTCGTAAGAGTAATTCAATATCGTGTGGCAGAAGAAGGTCGGACTGTTGAGGAAATCCTAGCTGAATATCCTACATTGACACAAGACGAAAAGGATGAAATAAAAAAGCAATAGAAAATTAATTTTAAATTTAAGGAGGTTATGAAATTGAATATTCAACGTCCACTTGGAGTTATTCCGTCACGACCTGATTATCGTGATTATAGACTTAATCAATTTACTGATATTGAAAAAACATTTCCAGATTATTATTTAGTCCCTCCATATCAAAATGAGGAAGATATACCTGTATATGATCAAGGGTATACTTCTATGTGTGTTGCATTTACAGGTGCATCAATTACTGAACAACAAGAATACTTAGAGACATCTAAATTTAGAAGGGTATCTCCTGGTTGGATTTACGGCAATAGAACTTCAGGTATGTATCTAGGAGAAGGTATGGAGCCTCGAGAGGCATGGGCGCAACTTTGTAAAGATGGTGTTCCCGAATATGAAGATTTACCTGTCATTGGTTCTTTTACTGAATGTTATGAAGCTGTTTATAAAAATAAAGACAGGCTTTTGAAGAAAGCACAAAATTACAAAAAACTTTCTTATGTAGCAGTTAATTGGAAAGACGCTGATGAAATAAGAACAGCTATAATGAAATGTGGTGCAATTAATGTTTGTATAGCAGTATATAAAGACTTTGATGAAGTAGGTAAAGACGGATTTCTTACTTCAAGTACTAAGGGTAGTATTAGAGGGTATCACTCTCTTACCTGTGTTGGATTTTTTACTAAAAATAACAAAGTGTATTTAATAATCTTAAACTCTTGGGGCAAAGAATGGGGTAAAAATGGATTATGCTATATGCCATATGATTACCGTGGAATTCAAGAGGTGTGGGCTATAACAGATATGCAAAGAAGAGTGATTGAAGCAAACATAGCTCCACTAATAATTCCTCCTGGTCATTTTGTAATACCGTTTAGAGGTTTGTTTGAGGCAGAAAATGCTGAGCAAATAAATTGGTGGTATAATGAAAAAAGAAAGATAGAAGCTGAAGCAATACTTCCTGCGACTAAAAGACGTAGAATTCATGTAATTGAGGGCGAGAAAGACATCATAGTTGAATATCTTGAATGAGGTGTATAAAATGTTTATTATAATAGATGCAGGACATGGTGGTGTAGATCCTGGGGCTATTGGCCCCCAGGGTCTAAAAGAAAAAGATGTAAATTTATCAATAGCATTAAAGTTAGGACGCAAATTATCTGTTTGTGGAGTCAAAATTGATTATACAAGAGTTGAAGACGACCCTCATTTTCCTACAGATGAAAGAGAAAATTTAGCAAAAAGAGTAAGTATCGCAAATACGGCAAAAGCAGACTTTTTCGTAAGTATACATTGTAATGGAAATGTCGAAAGTAATGCAAATGGAATAGAAACTTATTGTTGGAAACTTGGTGGTGAAGCTGAAAAATTAGCAAAATCAGTTCAAGAAAATTTAGTAAAAGCTACTGGGTTAAAAAATAGAGGAGTAAAAACTGCTAATTTTTACGTAATTAAATATACTTTAATGCCTGCAATTCTTGTAGAGACAGCATTTATAACTAATCCCATTGAAGAAAAATTATTAAGTTCAGACGAATTTAGAGACAAATTAGCATGTTCTATAACTAAAGGAATATGTGAATATCTTAAAATCAAGTATATAGATGAAAATACTTTTCAAGACGTCAGTTCTTGGGCTTTAGAAGCTTGGAAATGGGGAATTGAAGACGGAATTATTGATGGAATAGGACCTAAAAGAATACCTACAAGAGAAGAAATTGTAACTATGTTATATAGATACAAAATGCTAAATAAATAATTTACTGAAAGTGAGGTAATGCCTCATGGATCCAGAAAGAGAACAATCATTAATAACTGATGTTGAAGTCTTAAAAAATAATTATTCAAGATTAGAAAAAACAGTTGAAGATGGTTTTAAAGAAGCAAGAGAAATGTTAATTGAAGAAAGACGAAGAACTAATGGCAGTTTAGACAAAATTGCTAAAAACATAGAAAATATCTATGATAAGATAGAAGATATGAAAAACGATATTACTAATAAATTTGAAGCCCTTAAAAATGAAGTTATTGAAATTAAATTAAATCAAGTTAAAAAAGATGTTGAAACAGAAAATATACAAAAAGATGTTAGTAAAAATGAAGATTCTTTAAAAGAACATGCACAATATAGTTGGAAAGATTCACTTCCAATTAATATATTATTGATTGTATTGTCATCTTTAATTACTTGGTTTATTTCTACAAAATTTTAATTAAATAAAATCAAAATAAAAGAGGTGTTTGAAAGTGGAATTAACTCCTATTCAACAGTTATTAATTCAGTCAGTAATGCCTATTGTTGGAACTTTAATAAGTACCTTGTTAACTGTGCTTCTTGGATATTTTGCATCTTATATGAAACAAAAATATCAAAATGAAAAAATACAAGAAGCAATTCAAATTACAGAAAATGCAGCTTATGATGTAGTTATGGGACTTGAACAGACTGTTGTTAGTGATTTATTGAAGGCATCTTCAGATGGTAAGTTAACAGAAGAAGATAAGATAATGTTAAAAAATAATGCTTTAGTTACTTTAAAATCTAGAATTAAACCTCATGTAAAAAATTCATTGCAATTAGTATATGATAATTTAGATAAATATTTTGAAGATTTACTTGAAACAACAGTAAAAGAAGTTAAAACTGAATATCCTAGAAAAAACACAAATAAAATTTAAAATCTAAATTTACTCTATAGACCTTCAAATTTAAGGTATATATTTTTATTATTAAAATGGATAAAAAATTAAAATAGAGCCTAACTAGAAGCTCTAGACAGGGTTATATAACATGCACACCACCTCAACTATATACAAAAACCGAGAAACATCTCAGATCGAGAATGTTTCTCGGTTTTTATTTTTATCGAATTTGTGATATAATTATAAACGAAAGAGGTGGTATTTATGATAAAAATTTCTATCGATAATAGACTAAGATTTAAAAAAGATGAAATCGATCATGAAGTTTTTAAATTTATACGTGAACAATTCCTTCATAAAAATCCAGAATATTTTATTAAAAGAAATATGGGATTTAATGTAAGAGGAATTCCAGAAGTTATATCTACAATATATGTCAAAAAAAATGAAGTAACATTACCAAGAGGTGGGATAAGAAAATTAGTAAATATTTTAAAAGAAAATAACATAGAATATTCTATTGATGATAAAAGAATTGAAAAACCACTTGAAAAGCCTCTTAAATTTCAAATGAAAATTGAAGGAAAATTATTAGAACCTGATAAATTCCAAAAAAAACAGATTTTAAATGCAGTTATTAAACAACAAGGTGTTTTAGTGACTCCAACTGCAGGTGGTAAAACTGTTATTATGTCTTTAATAATTGAGAAAATTCAGCAAAAGACTCTGATTATACTTCATACTACTAAATTACTTAATCAATGGATAAACTTTTTAAGTGAAGCATTTAACATACCTAAAAGTGAAATCGGAATAATAGGCGGAGGAAAATTTATAATTAAACCAATTACAGTTGGTTTAGTTCAAAGTATTCACAAAAAAATTGATAAAATCAAAAATGAATTTGGTTGTATAATGTTAGATGAATGTCATCATGCTCCTTCTACTACATTTCTTAATTCAATAGACAATATGCCTGCTAAATATCGGTTCGGATGTACTGGTACTGATTATAGAAAAGACAAAAAAGAGTTTTTAATGTGGGATGTATTTGGAGATGTTGTTTATAGAATTACTGATGAAAATTTGAAAGAAGTTAATAGGATACATCAAGTAAAAATCAAAGTTGTTAAAACAGAATTTGAATATAGAGTTTTTAATGATGAAAGAGAAGAATTACAAGTAAATCCAATTGTATTGTCTAAAAAATTAGCAATGAATATAGAAAGAAATTCACTTATTTATAAGTATTTAAAACCAGAAATAGATCAAGGTCATTTCTGTATGCTTCTTACAGACAGACTAATTCACGCTCATAATTTTAAAAGATGGTTGACTAATAAAGGAATAGATACAAAGCTTTTGATAGGAGGGAAAGAATATGAAAAAGAAGGTGAATTAGCTAAAAAAGAAATCAATGAAGGAAAATTGCATTGTATTATCGGAATAAATCAAGCCTCTGCAGAAGGAATAAATATTCCAAGGTTGGATAGAGGATTTATAATTACTCCGTCAGCAAGTAACAAAGTAAAAATTATACAACAAATTGGAAGATTTAAAAGAAAACATCCAGACAAAAAAGATGCTATTGTATATTATTTTTGGGATTACAAAATGTATCCAAAACATGATAAACTGATTATTAAGTATTTTGGAAAAGAAAATGTCGAATTTATAAATTGATTGTATAAATATACACATCAATTTATAAAAAATAAAAAGCTTCTTAAATGAAGCTTTTACCTTTCTAAAGCCTCTGAAATTCTTCAAGTATCTTCAATAATCTACAAAACTTTCTATGCTTCTGCGGAAGTAAATATTATATAATATAGAGATATTAAGCTTCTTTATACTCTATAATATATTAAATATATATAACACAGCCCTCCAAAACTCTCAAATTTAATTATATCAACAAAAGTCACTTTTTTAACGCTTCAGAGGCAAATTTAGGTAGTTGACGACAAAAATATTTTATTCAAATTTTTTTCTAATGATTATATAAATTCGCGTTAAAATTTTTTTTTAAAGTATCGTAAGTATATTGTTGTTAACAAGTTTAAATTTTTTGATAAAATTATAATCGCTAATATTGGAGGTTAATATATGAACGGAGTTAGAAAAGTAAAGAAGATAAGAAAATCAAAAAAACTAAGTGCTTTAGATATAATAAAAAATGTAGAGGATGGTGAAATGGATACTAAAAGACTTAGAAAAGAAACTTTAGAAGCTAAAAAAATTCTAAACGAAAAACAAGTACTTTTGAAAAGTGGAAAAATAAAGATATCGAAAAGTGGACAGCTACTGACTTTTTTGGTTGGTATTTATACAACTACAAAAAATATTTTAATGAGGAAGATGTAGTATATTCAAATATAACTTCAGCAAGTAGTGTAAAAGTTGAGATTTATAGAATTGCATATTTTTTAAAGACATATTTTAACGGAGATAAAAAACAGTTTAAAAAATATATACAATTTGGTTTTAAATTTGCAACACAACCTAATTCGTTTTATACATCATTTGGTTTTTGGTATTTGTTTAATAAAAAGTTATTTTTGTTTAAAGTTTATAAAGATTATTTGAAAGGTAAAAAAGTTTTTAAAAGATCTGAAATGGATAATGATTTTTCTACTGATGAAGCTTGGGAAGAATATTATGGTGGTGAAATTGATGAGGACTAAAAAAACATTAAGTGATAGTGAAATTAAAAAATACTCAGTTTATAATTTGCCAAAGAAATTTATTAAATCTACGTTAGATGATTTTAAAATTATTGGTGACACTACAGAAATTAGGCAACATAATACTATTTGTTTTAAAAGATTTAAAAATTATATGAACAATTTAGATGTTAATTTAGAATGTGGAAGAGGATTAGCAATTTGTGGTCCAGTTGGAGTTGGAAAAACAATGCTTATGACAATTTTAGCTAAAGAAATAATAAAAATTTTCGACAGACATAATTTTGAACTTAATAATGCAGCAAATAAATTTTATTTCATACAAGCTAGTCGTTTATATGATTTAGCAAATAGACAAGGATTAAATGAAGATGATTTAAATATCAGAAATTCAATCAAAGATTTATCTGGTTTATGGATAGACGATTTAACAAAATTTGGGGAGACAGGCAAAGGAAATGAATTAATTTATCTTGATGATATTATTCGCTATCGTGATTTGAATGTTCTTCCAACGTTTTATACAATTCAAGTTCCATTTAAGTTGATATCAAAAGTTTTGTCAATTCCGATTTATGATATAATAAGAGGTAATTGTGAAGTAATTGAATTTCGTGGTAAGTCGATGAGGTGATATAGTATATGTATAGGTTGCAATTTTCTTACAGTTTAAAAATGTTCGTAAGTTGATATAATTAAAGCTGATGATATTTTTTGGGAGGGTTTATTATGAATCTTTTACATGTTCCATCTGTAGATGTATCACAAAATTCAAGTTGTTCTAGTTTAAGTGCAAATTTATATACTGTAGCAGATACAAATAATAAAACTAAATGTGGTTTTAGTCATCTTTATAATGTTATTGCAGTTGACAAAAACGGAAAGATTATTATTGATACGAAAATAGTTGCTGATGACACTGAACAAGCAAAATATTATGCTAGAGTATATTCTAAAATGGAAGAGTTAGGTTTAACTTTTGACGACATAACAATAATCACAAATTATATTGGGGATGTCAAAATTAAGAAAGAAAAGTAATGGAGTTGATATTTTTGTACGTGAAGTTAATTAATTATACGTTTAATCCTGAGGAAACTGTAAATTCTGCAGCTGCAGTATGTTATAACTCAAAACCAAATGATAAAATTATAGAACATTGTTTAAAATCTAGACATTTTTCAGTACTTGAGTTTGCTGATTTCGACTTCTTAATTACTGGTATTTCAAGATCATGTAGTCATCAATTCGTAAGAAAAAGAGTTGGTATTAGTTATGCACAGCAATCTCAAAGACATGTTAAATTTGAAGAAGGATATGATGTTGTAATACCTCATACAATATCTTCAAATGAAGAGGCATTAAAAATATTTAATGATTCACATAAAAAGTCTGAGGAAAGTTACAAAAAGTTGTTAGAGATAGGTATTCCGGCTGAAGATGCAAGATATGTAATTGAAAATGCAGCAACAACTGTTATAAGAGCTAATATGAATGGCAGATGTTTGATTGATTTTGCTTCTGAAAGATTATGTAGTAAAGCTCAATGGGAAATAAGAGAATTATTATCTAAGATTCGCGACGAAGTTTCTAAAGTTTCACCGATAATTGCTAAAAGTATGCAACCTAAATGTTATTGGTTGAAACATTGTCCAGAATCAAAAAGTTGTGGTAAATGGAGACAATTTTTAACTAAAGAAGATTTTAAGTGGATAAAGGAGGCATATGAATATATTGAAAATGTTTATGAAATATGATTAGGGCGTGATATTGTGACTAAAGAAGGGACGAAGAAAAAAGAGACAGTAATATTTGATGTTGAAAACGAACAGATAATACTTTCTCAAATGATAAAAAATGTTGCTATACGTAAACGTTGTTGCAGAGAATTAAACGAAAATCTATTTATTGGTAAACGTCATAAAATTATTTTTCGAGTCCTCTCAGAAATGGTTTCGAGAGGACTAGATTATAATCATGATACGTTTAAGATATTATCAAATGAAGAAGATTTTGGTGGGTTCAAATATCTAAATGATCTTGAAGAAGTATTTGCTGATAATCAAAATATTGATTTTCATATACAAAGACTTAAACTTGATTCGAAGAAAATAAACTTAAAAAAAGATAAAGTTAAACAATTAAATGACGCTTTAGAAGATCCAAGTATTGATGCAAATAAATTATTTAATATTGTTGATGGTATTCAGAAAGAATTAAAAGATGTTTTTATAACTTCGAATATTTCGAAAGGGAAAGAACTTAAGAAAGAATATTTTAAAGTATTAGCTGAAAGACAAGAAGAATCAAGGTTTGTAGGAATAGGTTTTTCAATTGATGATGATTTAACTGAAGGTTTTGCAAGAAAAAAGGTATCAGTAATAGCTGCAAGGCCTTCAATGGGAAAATCAACATTTGCAGCAAATATTTGTGATAACTTAAGAAAGTTTAAAGTACCAACATTAGTTTTACCATTAGAAATGGGTAAGGAAAGTTTTATAGATTTAGTTGTTTCAAAAAGAACAAAAATTCCGTTAAATGATATAATTAAAAATACAAAAGATTTAACACGAGATCAGAAGATACTTATTCAAAAAGAAGTAACTGAATTGCTGGATGATGAATATTTACATTTTATAGATGATACTTCAATAAAACTTAATGATTTAAGGACGATTTTAAATAATTCAAATTATGCTGTATGTATAATTGATCTATTTGAAAAAATTTCAGATATTAGTTTTGAACCTAAAATCTTATCAAATCAGTTGAAACAGATACAGTCTATTGCTAAAGAATCAAATACACATATTTGTCTTTTAGCACAAATCAGAAGATTTGATCCCAAGTCAAAAGAAAAAAGACCTACATTAGAAATGTTAAAAAACTCAGGTTCATATGAGGAAGTTGCTGACTTGATTTTATTATTACATCGAGAATTTTATTATAAACCTGAATTAGGGCAAGATGTATTAGAAGTAATAATAGCTAAACAAAGACTTGGTGTAAGAAACAAATCTTATTTTTATGAATTTTATCCAAATATAGCTACAATAAGTAAAGAACTAACTGATTATGTTCCGCTAGGAGATGTATTTTAATGGAAAATCAGTTAATTCGAGAAATAAAATACGATATAATAAAAAGAAGGATAGATTTTAGGTTACTTTTAAAAAAACTTGGAATCGATTATAAAGAAAAGGGAGATGAATTATGGGCTTGTTGTCCATTTCACGATGAGAAAACTCCTTCGTGGTCAATAAATAATGATAAAAATTCTACAAAGTTCGGTAAATATAAATGTTTTGGTTGTGGGACAGCAGGTGATTGGATAAATTTAATAAAGTTTGTAAAAGAAATTGATACTGATGAAGCCATAGAATTTGCAAAAGCATTATTTAAAATAAGTTCTGTGAATGAAGATTTATTATACCAATTTACAATTGATGAAAGGCTAGAGACTTATGATAATGAAGATGATTTTGAAGGTTTTAAACAAATTGAAATACCTGATGAATTTGAAATAATGACTTTAGATGATTTAAAATCAAAACCATATTGGGATTATTTAAAATATCGAAAAATATCTTTTGAAGTAGCTTTAAAACATAAAGTTATGTATTGTAGTAAAATTCCAAAAAATAAGAAGTATCGGATGTTTGTAAATAGAGTTATATTTCCGATAACAATGGATAATATAATTGTTTCATTTTGTGGAAGGATAATTTTTAGAAGTTACAAAGGTAAACAAAAAGTTGTATATCCTTCAGGTTCTCCTATATCTAGAATAATGTTTGGTTATGATGATTTAGATTATAATCTTGATTATTGTATAGTTTGCGAAGGTCCTTTTGATAAACTTAGATTAGAATCATTAGGTTATAAAAATACGCTTGCAAATTTAGGAAATCAAGTTACTAAGTATAAATATGATATAGTTTCTAATTTCAAAAGGATTTTTGTAGTACCTGATGCTGATTCAGGTGGTGAAGTATTAGAGCAATATTTTAAAAATTTGAAATATAAAAAAGAAATTTATGTTGTAGATTTACCTGAAGGGGAAGATCCTGCAAGTGCAAGTCCTGTTGATATAAGAAAGGCTTTTATTAATTGTAGGAAAATTAATGAGACTTTAAAACCTAAAATTATTGTAGATTATAGAATAAGGAGGTAATTTATATGGAAAATATTGATATGGCTATTTGTGCTGAGATTGCTAAAATAGTTGTTTCTAAAGTATCAGAAGAAGAATTAAAGAAACGCGCTGAAAGTGTTTTATATCGCATTTCGAATGAAAGTATTGATTATTGGAATAGAAATACACAAGTTGAAGAAATAGCTAAGAGAATATTTCTTAGTAAATTAGAACAAGAAATAACAAATGCTTTTCAGGATGAAGAATTTAAAAAGAAGTTAAAAAATATGGCTTATATTATACGTGATGAAATTGTGAATGAGACTAAAAATAAGTTAATTGATCAAATATCTAATAGATTATCAGGATATATAGTAGATCCTTATGGTACTACTACTAATATTATTAATCAAGTTTTTAAGGATGTATTAGATAAAAATCGAGGTTATTAAATGTTCAATGTTTTAATATTATATTTATAAAAAGGTTAATGTATGTGCAAGGGGGTGTATTGGTGTTTTGTAAAAATTGTTTAAAAGAAATTAAAACAAATTTACGACGAGACGATATTTTAGTTTTAATTGCTTTGAATGAAAAAAATGCATTTAATAATCAGTGTAGTTTAAGTCGAGAAACAATTCAACAATTAGCAGAATTAACTTTAGCTAGAACTGTCAATAGTTTAATGAGACTTGAATCTTGTTGTTTTGTTGAGAGATCTTTATGGGGTAAGGTTCACAGATATCATATAACTGAAAACGGAATCGAAATACTAAAAATACTTAATGAGGAGGTGTTATAATGGGAAAAGTTGCATTTCTTGGGATTGGACAATGTGGAGGAAATATATGTGATGTAGCTGAAAGACATGGATTTTTAACTGGAGCAATTAATTTATGCAAAGAAGATTTACAATGTTTAAAGTATGTAAAATCAAAATTATATCTAAACGGATATGGTGCTGGCAAAGATAGATCAGTAGCAATTGAAAAAGTGAAAGAAGATTTTGATAATATTGCTGGATGGATATGTAATAATTATAATGATAATGATGTTGAAATAATATATGTAGTATTTTCTTCTGGTGGCGGTACAGGTTCTGGTATTGGTCCAATGATAATTGATTTAATGTCTGATATAATGCCTCATAAAAGATGGGGTTCAATTGTTGTTTTACCATTTGAAAATGAGGGACTTTCAGTATATTTAAATACGTTGAAATGTATGGAGGAATTGACAGAAATAAGAAATTTAGCTTCTGTATTTTTTATTGATAATGCTAAAACATCTAATTTTACGAGATTGAGCAGAAAAAATGTAATTGAATTTACAAATAATAATATAATTGAAAATATTAAATATGTTATTGAAGTTACTAAAAATACTAGTAAATTTGGAAATTTTGATATGAAAGATCTTATAAGTATTTTGTCTGAAAGAGGAAATGTAATAATATCAAAAGTTAATTTACCAGAAAATTACGATCCAAATAAAGTTTCTATACAACAAATGATTGAAAGTGGATTAGAAATTAATATTTTTACAGATATACAATTTGACAAAGTTATAACTAAAGCAGGAATTATTTATGAAGTAGAAGAACAAATATTTAATTTAATTGACAACAAAACAATTTTAAAGAATATAGGAAACCCTGTTGATCTGTTTGAAGGATATTACTTGTCTGGTAAAAATTCAATAACGGTTATTTTGTCTGGAATGACATTTCCATTTAATACTTTAAAAGAAATTGATGATAGTCTCCAAAATGATCGTGATAAAATTAAAAATACAATTGAGATAGTAAAAACTCAACAGTTTAAGAGTAAGTCATTTGAATTTATAAATATAGTTCATGATAATAAAAAATCTATAGATTCACAGCAAAACATTACAAAACCCAGTTTAAGTTTAAAGGAAAAGTTGGCTAAATATAAATAAATTAATAATTTGAGACAATTTGTTATAATTATATTTGCCATAATAAATATAATAGGGGTGTTAAATAATGATTACTAGTAAAACTACTCTAGAAGAATTAACTGATGCAGCAATGACTGCAGTAAAATTGTATAAAGATTTAAATAATAATCCCGAAAACAAGAGATATGTAGATGAAGTAACAGACAGTTCATGGACTAAGTATGATATTATGGTTTTACTTTATATGAAAAGTGAGGCTGATAAACAAGGAATTAAAGTTGAAGAATTATCAGATGAATTTTGTAATAAAATTGATGACCATATTGAATATTTTAGGGTATTACTCAAAAAATTTTACGAAAATCTTAGCTGACTTTATGTCAGCTAATTTTTATTATATTTAATTTTATATTAAGGCAATAAAAAAGCCCGTCTAAGGGCCCTCTAAATTATTATTTTTATTATTTTAAATTATATAAATTATTATTTAATGGACTTTGCCAAATCTTTCCAGTAATATTTAGTTTGGCTTTTTCATAATCTGTAAATAGAAAAGTTAAATCGCTATTCAAATTTTCTTTAAATATTTTTAATAATTCTTTAGTTCTTTTTTCATTTGTCGTAACAAATAATGTTATTGGAAATTCTTGAAATTTTTCTAACCATTGCTGGGAAAAATAACATGATTCATAATTTTTTATTTTATTTTTGACATAGGTTGAATTCATCGTTCCTCTATCTCTTTCAATGAAAAATATTCTTTCTTTGTTATTTAAAACACAATAAATAGTTGCATCTGGTTCAAGATATTTATTATTATAATATATTCTTCCAATTTGTTCAACTACAAATTTTTTGACACTTACATTTTGTTTATGGAAAAATACTCTTATATTCAATGTTTCTATAGTATTTTCAATGAATGTAAATGATTGTGGTCCTTTTGGAATCCATTTTAGTTCTGCTTTAGGTATTTCCAATTCTCTTGAAACTAATTCAATTCCATTTGGTCCAAGATAAAAATGTTGTGTCGAACTTCTGTTATTATAACTAAACCAGAATTTATTTAATAAATCATTTTTACATAATTTATTTAATCTCCTAAGTGCAATCAATCGACTATATTTGTTTATTCTTCCAAAATCATCATATTTGAAATATATTTTTTCTATTTGATCTGAATTCAAGATTTTACAGTAGTATAAATCAGTAACTATTTGTCTATCTCTTTTTGTTAACCATTTTTCTTTCAATATTGTATCTAAGTTAGTCATCATTGTCATCTCCTAACTGTGCTGCTTTTCCTAGTTTTTGAATAGGTTTATTTTCAAAATCAACTTTTATAATATTACTATACATATTCATACTTTCTCTGTTATTAATATCTTCTTCGACTAAATCAACTGGTTTGCCGAATCTATTTTTGAATAAATAAACTAATAATTTTCTGTCATATGTTTCTAATTCTGGTCTCCATAATGACCTGAATATAAAAGGTTCAAGTGGAGTTTTATTATAATATATTTTTGCTATAAAATGATATGGAGGAAGATGAGAACCATCAGAAGGTGTAAGTGGTTTAATTTCTTCAGAAAATTCTTTAAATGTATGTTCTGATTGTTTTCCGAATATTATATGAGGTTTTAAGTCTATTAAAGTTTTTAGCAAATTTTTATCATTTGAATTTATTTGTTTTGGAGTTTGAAATAACATGATTGGACATAGTCTATATTTTCTTGCTTTGGCTAACATTTCTTTTGAAGTATCAGTTGTCCCTAAATAATTCTGTGGTTCGTCCATTATTAAAAAGAATGGTATTCTTTCATCTTCATTCTTTATATTTTCTCTACTAAGTGCAGCAGTCCACCATTTAGTTAGTAGTAACGATGCTAATATACAAGAACATTCATAACCAAATATTCCTTCTCCGATTTTTATTATTACTAATTTTCTTTCATCCATTAATTGTCTAAATTTTGGAAGTTTTGAATTTTTCTGACATATAATGTTTCTTATTCTTGAATCATCAATTAAAGCATCAATTTTGTTTAAAATTGGTTTTATTGTTTCTTGTTTAACTTTGAATGGCATTGCATTAAATCTTTCCCAAAAGTCTATATATCGTTTCATATATATTTTATTTTTTATTCTGTTTAATTGATATGTTCTATATTCATCATTTTCAATCATTAATTTTACTTCAAGTAGTGTATTTCCCGGTTCGTCAAACACGACTGCACTTGCTTTTCTTAGTAAATTTCTACTCATAAAATGACTTTCAATGTTGAAGAAACTTATAAAGAAATCTGTCCACATTTTTGTTACAAATTGTGATTGGAATCTGTCATATGAGTTACATTCAGAAAAATCGATTCCTATAGGTTTTGATAAATCATTAAAATCGAGTATTACAATATCTTTTTCTCTTTCTTTAGGTATTTTAGATATTATTCTATCTGCTGCTTTTCCATCTGACACATCTATAAAACAAAATCCATAATCTAATTTTGCTACATCTAAACAGAAATTTTCTGCCATAACACTTTTACCACCGCCAGGGTCTGACATAATAATTATCGGTCTTACTAATGTATCAATATTTTCAGTATCCCAATAAACTAATCTATCTTCTTTATTCGGTATCACATGATATCCTATTGGTAATTTACCTGAATATAATTTTTTAGGTACTGTCGTATTTTTAATGCATAGTCTTTCAAACTTATCAAGACTTACATCATTTTCTTCAGGAAGTCTTATAAAGGATAATTCAGTATTAGTTAATATATTTCCATTTATTCTTATAATAGGTACAGTTCTATTTTTGATATGATTATAAATCTTATTAGTGCAATTTATAGAATAAAATTCATTATCATCTGATAGGTTGTTTAATGTTTCTACAAATTCATCTAATTTTACACTTGCTTGATATTTATTATTACTTTGAACACCTATTCTTATATATGTTTCATATCCTTTTTTTGATAATTTATCAAATTTACTTTTTATTGGTTTTATGTCATAATTGACAGTTTCTTCATTTATTTTATTTTCATTGAAGATAGTTGAAAATATTTTATCTAAAATTACTGTAACAAAATTGAGAATAAATTCAAATATTGAAATGACACCTAAAGTGAAATTGTTTGCATTAATTGGTATTATTCCATTTTTTATATCATCTAATGCTTTTCTTCCTTTTATTTTCCATTTATCATCAATAGGTATTATAATAACTTGTAATATTGCTTTTTCATTTTCATTTAAGTTTGTAAATGGAAATAATATTTGTTTAGTATATGGATTTTTTATATCTGTTTTGATTGGATAAATAAAATGATGTTTTAGATATAATTCTGTAAATACTGATTTTTCAGTGTCAAAATTAATATAGTCGTTTACTTCTCTAATAAGAGAATTGGGCCACATAGCCCAAATCTGACTTTTGATAAATTCTTTATATTTTTTGGGTATACAAATATTAAATGTTATTTTATTTTCATCTCCAAATATTTCTGCAGATACTGAATTTTGTGGTGTTAATAAAGCTTTAAGTCTTAACTTTCTATTTTCCCAAATTCTTTGTATATATGGTTCATTTAATTTGGTAAATATTCCCCAAAAATTTTCGATATTACTGTTATCAATATCTAAAGATGGTACAATTTGTAAAATCATTTTATCATCCATTTAATTACCTCCTATTACAATTTGTTTCTGATATATCTTAATAATGTTCTTTCTCTACTGAATGTCAAAAGATTGATCAGTTGTCTTATAAATCCTGAACTGTCTGGAATTTGATGAACTATATTATTTAACCAAATTGGAGTCTTTAACATTACTAGCATTGATGCTATCATTAATAATAATTGATCGAATGGTCCAGAAAATGTTTTAGGTGGTGCTAGAGATATTGCAATATAAATTGCTAATTGTATTGAATGGATTGTTGGGGTAAATATTAATGTTATTAATTCTTTTAGACAAATCTTAAGAATATTTTGGTTTCCTCCTAACCATAAATACATAGCATATGGTGAGAATAGATATATGAAAATTATTTCAAACCATCTTATATAGTAGTAAATTAATAGTCTTATTATTAATACAGTAGTTATTATGATAAATACTATGAATAATAAATTTTCTTTTCCAGTACCGATACTTTTAAAAACGTCAATTTTTCCAACAGTACTTGAAATTATGAATTTAGTTAATACATTGTTAAATGATATTAATATATTTATTATTTTAGGTATTATTAAAAATAATACGTTAATTGCTATGAATTTATATATTAATTCAATGTAATCTATATGATGTCCTAGTAGTGCTATTAATCCTAGGTATGTTAAAAGTATTACAAATAATGAACATATGATTTTTAATCCTGTGTTGTATATAGTTCTTATTGTTTTGTTTGTAAGGAATGAAGTATCTGTATATATTATTTTATTAACTAGTGTATCTAATAATTGATCTATAAGTATTGATTTTATAATACTTTCATTTGGAGATTCTTTAGATCCTGCATCAAATAAAAACCATTTAATAAATTCAATGAAATTTGGATTATTTTTATCTTCTGATTTAATTTCATCTTCTACATTATTTTTGTTTAGGTTATCGAAATAACTGTCATTATTACCAGCTTCAAATAGAAACCATTTTATTCTATCAATTATTGTTGGTTTATCATTAGCAAAAGTTGTATTTACTATTATAATATTAAAAATAAATATGATTAGGAGGAATATAATAAGTTTTTTCATATTTATTCCTCCTTCTTATTTAATTTTTGCTATCATCAAAAATAATGAAGCTAACGCTGGTGCAATACCAATTAATATTACTCCTTTTAATGTGTTACTGATTTGTTTCCAAGCTATATGTTCACGTCCTGCAATGAATAATAGACCGCAAAATGTTAGAACTAAAATCACAAAACTTGCTGTAATTTGAATAATAATTGATCTTGTATTATAAATAATACTATTTATTTCAGACATAATATCCCTCCTTTCTTTTGCTTTTTGGTTTTTTTGGTAATATAATATTATAATTATTGTGTCATAAAAATTAATAATTCATGATATTTTTTATTAATTTTTGTTAAAAAATTGATATTATTAAATATAATTATTGATGTGGAAAAATTAACCATAAGGGAAAATTTTTAAAAAAAGACATAAAATTATTTATTTAGATGTAATGTTGTAATAAAATAAAAATTGTGGTAATAAAATTATAATTTAATAAAATTTAAGGGAGAGGAGAAACTTGAATAATGATTTAATTGGAAAATTGAATTCAAAGACGAAACTGATGCTTAAGTTTAAAAGAACAATGAATCAAGAAATATTTGAGGAATTATATAATGACAGAGAAATTAGAAAATTATTTATGAGTATGTCTCGTAAAAATATTAATAACTGTCCTACAACTTTATATGATTGTGATGATTTACTATCTGTTGCGTACATAGAAATGTGGCGTTCTATTATTAATTATAAATTCATTTGTCCAATATGTCATATAAGGGCTTTAACAGAAAAAGCCTACAAAAAACATATGAAGAAAAAACATAAGAAATATTTGGAACCAGATCCAACTATAAGTAAATATGTATTATATAATGTTGGAGTTTATTTACAAAACAGAATTCGTGACGAATATAATATAAAACGTATGAGTAATCATAGTTTTAATCAAATCAATTTATTTTCACCTGAAGAAGAAGATGATATTAAATCAAAGCGTGAAATTGAATATTCAGAATATTTGATACAACAGGATAGTGATTTTCAAGATGAAATAATGTTTAAGGTACTTGTTGATGATGTGCTTAAAGACGAGGATGAAATTACAAAAGATATTTTTAATGCTTATATAAAAGGTTATAGAAAAAGTGATATAGCTGAAGATTTATATAAAAAAGGTATATATTTAACGAAGCAATCAGCAGCTGTTATAGTTTCAAGGAAAATACGAGATATAATCAGTAAATTTTCAAATAAAATCAATAAATAGAAAAATTTTGCATTTTGATGTTTAAATTAAAAAAAATGATGATATAATATATTTTGATAAATAAAATGCAAATTAAAAAGGAGGAAATTTAATGCCAAAAAATAATCCAATCACAAAAGAGACCCTTGCTAAAGGAATTGAAGCGTTGGGTATTAAGGGAAAGTTCAAAACAGCACAACAAATGGAAGAAGCTATTGACAAGTTTTTGAAAGAAGGTGAACAAGATTTAGAGTATGAATGTGGTCTTTGTGGTAAATCAATACCTGATTTAGAGACTTGTCCGTATTGTGGTTCAAATCTCGAAGGTGAAGACGAAGAAGATGAAGAAACTGTTGAAGATGTAGAAGATACTGAAGCTGAAGAGGAAGAAGAAACTGAAGAGGAAGAAGAAACTGAAGAGGAAGAAGAAACTGAAGAGGAAGAAGAAACTGAAGAGGAAGAAGCAGACGAAGAAGACGAAGCTGATTCCGAAGATGAAGTTGAAGAGGATGAAGAAGAAAAACCCAAAGGAAAGTCTAAGGCGAATAACAAAACAAATGGTAAAACTGAAAAAGATAATAAAGTTGATAAAAGCAGCAAAGCTGGCAAAGAGAAACGACAATCTAAACCAAAGGTTGATGTGAATAGTATTATAGATGTAGTGGAAAAAGCATTAGGAAAAGGTTGGGATAAGAATGAACGTACTACAGGTGTTGTATTTACGAAAAATAATTCGAGATTTTGTAAGGTAACTTCGACTGGTAATGTTGAAATAAATGTACCTGTTAGTAGCAAGGATATTGATGGTTTACAAACATTTACGCCTGAAGAAGCTAAGTCTAAACATTTGGGAGCTTGTAGAGCTATATATGCTGGTGGAGATTTAAAGATTATTGAAAAACTTATAAAAGAAGCTTCTAAAAATTTTGATCCTGAAAAAGCTCCTAAGCCAGTAGGTTTTAAATCTGCTGGAAAGTCAGGAGATGGAAAAAGTGATGAAAAATCTAAAGTAAAACAAAAAGGTAAAGGTAAAAAATAAAATATAAATGTAAAATCACTTTTTCACTCTCCTGTTTAAATAAAGACAGGCAATTTAATTGCCTGTCTTTTAGTTTTTATAAATTGAATATTATTGATATAATTTTATTTGCGAGGTGATATAAATATGAAAATTATAATTGGTGGTGGAATATCTGGATTAATTTTCAAATTTTATAATCCAGAATATAAAATAGTTTCTAGTAATGTTGGAGGGCAAATGACAAATAAAATTCCTTTGGGACCGAGAATTTTACAAGTAAATGAGTGGAATGAAAGATTATTAAAAGATTTGGGAATCGAATGCAATATAAAGAAAGCTAGAATAGGTTATTTTTTTAAAGGTAAATTACATGATTTTTGTCCAGATGAATATAGAATTTTATATTATATGAAGTCTAGATGTTTAGCAAATATAAATGAAATTCCTGAATCTGTAATGTCGGAAGGTAAAAATGAAATTCTATATTATGATGTAAATTTTAAAGATATTATACAAAAGATTTTATCAAATATAAAAATATGTCATTTAACTGTTAAACAAATAAAACATGATGTAATTTCATTCTTTGATGTTTCAACTAGGATTAAATATGAACATATAGTTTCGACTATACCTGCTCCAACATTCTGTATGATATATGGTAATGATATAAAAGAAGTCAAAAAATATATTGATATAAGAAGACAATTGAGATTTTTAAATAAACAATTTGTATTAGTAGATAAGAAATATGTTGCTGAAGAACTAGGTGATTTTGATTATGTATATTTTCCAGAAAACAAACAACCTTATAATAGAATTACTAAAGTAAATGATCAATTAGCTGTTGTTGAATTTACAAATGTGAAAAAAAATAAGGCTCCAATTTTTAGTGATATAAAAGGTTATGAATATATTGATATTGGTCAGATACAGGGAGGTGTTATTCAAGAACCAGATAAAATAATGTTTCTTGGTAGATATGCTGAATGGAATCATAAAATCAAAACACAAGATATAGTAAAAAAATCAATTGAATTTAGGAATAATAAAGGGGATGAAAATAATGATAACAGAAGACAGATGGAATAGACAGCTTGAATTTAATCAAAAATTTTTTAAAGATTATTTAAACAAAAGTATGACAAGTTTAGATATTAATGAAAAACAAGAATGGACTCAAAAGTTTTTATTACATTTAGTAAAAGAATTATCTGAAGTATTAGATGAAATAAATTTCAAAATGCATAGAGTAGAAAATAAAGAAATTATACTTTCAAATATATTAGAAGAAATAACAGACATTCAAAAGTTTACATTAGGATTATATCAATTATGGGGATTTACTTATGAAGATTATTTAAAAGCATTTGATATGAAAACTGCTGTAGTTGAACAAAGATATAAACAAGAACATGAATTAGATCTTTTAAGTAAAAATAAGTTAATATGTGGTATTGATTTAGATGGAGTTATTTTTGATTATCCGAGGTGTTTTCTTGACTGGGCGATTAAAAATTTCAGTTTACCTTTACCATATTATAAAAATTTAAAACAATTGAAATCTAGTGTCGGACTTGAAACTTATGAAAAAATCAAAGATGCATATAGACAATCAGGTTATAAAGCACAATTACCTATAAAAAAGAATGTTGATGAATTTATAAAGTTTTTAAAGTTAAATGGTTATCAAGTTATTGGTTTGACTTCAAGACCTTATGAAAAATATTCAAGAATTTATTCAGATACTTTGAAATGTCTTAAAAGTCACAATATAGAATTAGATGCTATTTTTTGGAGTAAAGAGAAATGTTTAAAAATCATCAAAACATGTCCTAACATTAAATTTTTTATTGATGATGATTTGAATCAAGTTAATTCAATTGCTGAACAAGGTTATGAAGTATTTTGGTTATATAACCCGGATGAATATGATAGTATTAATGATCTTTATATTCATAATAATGTAAAAGTTGTATATGATTTTGACGAAATTATTTCGTATATATATAAAAATATTTAAGGGTTATAAAAAGTCTGTCTAACATGGTTTTAGAAAGGTAGGATTTTTAAATAAATGGCAAAAATAATTAAAAATCCAAAATTGAGTCTTCTGTATGCAAAAATGTATAGATGTAAGAAATGTAAAGATCTTATTAAAATGAGTTGTAATATTTATGATGGTAAAAGTAATGGACCTTTAAGAGGTGGTGGAGATAGTATAAATTGTAAGGTAATGTTTGTTGGACAAAATCCTTCTTATAGAAGATTTGAAAATACAAATTGTGCATTTTCTGGTGGGTTTGGTGATGATTTTAGAAAGTTATTAGATGAAGTCGGTATTAAAGAACATATTTTTATAACAAATATAGTTAAATGTAGTACATTAAATAATTCAAAGCCTGATTTAAACATTATAAATAATTGCGAAGAATATCTGCTAAGTGAGTTAGAAATAATAAAACCTGAAATAATTGTACCTATGGGACAATGTTCAGTTAGTTATTTTAATGGAACTATTGGCAAATTAACTAACTTTAAAAATTATAAAGTATTTTCAATATATCATCCTAATTTTATTTTATCGTATAAAAGAAATAAACTTAAAGATTATATTTTTATGCTAAAGAAAATTTATAAAATAGCTTATGAAGAAAAAAGTTGATATTTTATATTTAAAAATTGATAAATAGATGTTATAATTATTAAAAAAAGGAGGTATAAAAATGGTTAAAGATGATTTAATAAAAGAAGCTTTTAATGCTTTAGAAGAACTAGGAAAAACAAACAGTACTAAAGTGAAAGCTGAAATTTTAAGGTCATATAAATCTAATGAATATTTAAAACAAATGCTAAAATTATCTTTGGATCCGTACTTAACATTTGGAATTAAGAAATTACCAGAATGTACAGTAAAAAGTAGTAAAATATCAGCGAAAAAGTTTGATGAATTATCTGATATGTTGACAAGGTTAGCTAATAGGGAATTAACAGGTAATGCTGCTAGAAATGCTGTTGAAAAGTTTTTATCAAATTGTAGTGCAGAAGAATATTATTGGTACAGTCAAGTAATTTCAAAAGATTTAAATGTCGGAATTGGAGATAAAACAGTAAATAAGGTATTTAAAGATTTAATTCCACAGTTTAATGTAGCATTAGCAGAACCATTTAAAAAAGCTGTATCAATTCCATCAAAAGTTATTATAGAAGATAAAATAGATGGTATAAGATGCATAGCAGTAAAATATTCAAGAGATGATATTATATTATATTCAAGGAACGGAAAAGAACTTTTTGGATTTGATTATCTAATTGAAGAAATTAAGAAGATACCTGAAGATGAAATAGTTTTAGATGGTGAATTAATATCTGGTAAAAATTTCAATGATACATCGGCAGCAAGAGGAAAAAAAGTTAGAGGTAAAGAAGCTATATATAATATATTTGATATGATTGATGTAACATCATTTAAAGAAGGAATTGATGAAACTCCAATTTTAAAGCGTAAGAAAAATCTTATTAAAACTGTTAAAGAAACAGATATATTAAAGATAGTTAAATTTTCAGATCCTATTGATCCAGAAGATAAAAAGAAATTAGATTTTTATTTTGAAGATGCATTATCTCGAGGATTTGAAGGGATAATGCTCAAAGGTTATGATTCTGAATATGAATGTAAAAGAACAAATAAATGGTTGAAGTTAAAACCAGAAGAAACATATGATGGTAAAGTTAAAGGATTCCAAGAAGGTACTGGTATGTTTGAAGGAACATTAGGTGCAATTTTGGTAGAATTTAAAGGAAATATAGTAAAAGTTGGAAGTGGTTTTTCAGTTGAGCAAAGAAATGAAATTTGGAAAAATAGGAAAAAATATCTTAATAAAACAATAGAATTTAAAGGTCAAGAAGTAACTGAAAATAAGAGGGGTACACATTCTGTAAGATTTCCAGTATTTGTAAGATTTAGGGAGGATAAATAAATGGCTTTATTGATATTTGAAGGATTAGATAAGACTGGAAAAACAACTTTAAAAAATGAAGTTTTAAAAGTTACAAATAAACATATATGTTGGGATAGAGGTCCCGCTTCACAATGGGTTTATGGACAGTTATATAATAAACCTGATACTCCTGATATAAATGAATTATATAAACTTGAAAAATCAATTAGTAATGCTTATCCTGTATTTTACGTCTATACTTATTCACGTTTAAGTGATATTAAAGATAGAATGAAATTATGTAATGAATCTCAATTTCTAATTGATAAAATTTATGAAACACTTGATTATTATTTAACTTATTTTATGTATTCTCCAATACCGAAAATTTATGTTTTTACTGGTTTTCCTATAGATAAATGTGTAAGTAAAATTTTAGAGGAGGTTAGTTTTAATGAAACGTGTAAAAAAACCAACCTCAATTAGGTTAGGTAAGACATATATAAGAACAAATGGATTAGGTTTGGGTTGTTGTTTCGATAATCCTAAAGATGATCCTGAAGAAATAATTAAAGTAGCATATGAAATGGGAGTAAGATATTTTGATACTGCTCCTGTGTATAAAAGTGAAGTTTATATCGGAAATTTGATAAAAAACAATGTTATAGATAGATCTAAAATTTATATTTCTACAAAAACAAAAGATATTTCTGTTGATGGGATTAATAAAAGTATTTCTGAAAGTTGTAGACAATTGAATACTGATTATATTGATATTTTATGGTTGCATTCAGGAATTGATTCTTCAGTACAGTATAAGATGTTTAAAGATAATGTTTTATATTTAAAGGATTTATTAAATGTAAAATATATAGGAATTTCTGGCCATGATTATAAAGCTGCTGAAGCTGCAATTAAGGATAACCTTGTAGACGCTATTATGGTACCACATAATATTTTATACAGAGATTTTGAAGATCTTATAAAAGTTGCAAAATTCAATTCAATTGGTGTTGTTACTTTCAAAAATTTTGCAAGTGGAATTTTAATCGGCGGACCTGAAAATAGATTTGGTGTAGAAATGATAAAAGATTTAATGAATTTTGAAATTATGAATGATTTTTCTGATATAATTATTCCTTCAGTAAGATCAGTAGAACAATTGAGACAGATTGTAAAATTATTTAAAGAAGAAGATGATGGTACAGATTATGATTTACTTGAAAGATATTTGAAAATGAAATTGGGTAAAGTTTGTGTTAGTTGTCATAAATGTAGACCGTGTGAAAAATTTGGATGGGAAATGAGTCAACCGAGAATATTAAAATTATTGACATATTATACAAGGTTCCATTTGAAAGAAGCTAAAGAAGAATATAAAAAAATAAAATTGAATATAAAAGACTGTGCTGATGCTGGATGTTATAATTGTTTTAACGAATGTCCGCAATTTATTGATATAGTTCAGTGGATGTATAATGCAAATACTTTAATGGGTGAATAAAATGAAAAAATTAAGAATGATAATTAAACAATTATTTTTAATACTTGATGGGATTTTCAAATTACTTATTACACTTTTAATTGTAGGTATAAGATTTATTTTACAATTAATTATTTTTGTTGTTGTTTGCTGTATTTATTTTGTTATAATTTTGTATAGGAAAATCAAAATATATTTAAGGTAGGGGTGAATTGTGGTTGAATATCAAACAATAGGTTTTATTCAGTCAGTATCATATGAAATTCTAGAATTTTCAAATTGTGATGTAGAAAGAATGATAAGATATAATTTTGCTAAAAAAATAGCTGAACTTATAGTTGAAGATATTGATAAATTACCAGTTAAAAAAGTTGTAATGGATGATTCATCAAGAATGTATAAAAATTATTCTCTTGAAATAACATTAATAAATAAAGAACGTCTTGAAGAACTTTTAAAAAAAGAACAGGAACTTGAACAAATTAAATCAGATTTAAATACTACAAAAGAAGAGTATTATTAAAAAGGGAGAGTAGAATATGGATGTAGTATTAAGTAAGTCCATAAATAAGATAGTTCCATATATTAAAGCTATAAAACATAATGGTTTGAATGCTCCAATAAGTCTTCATATTTTATTAACAGATCATTGTGTTAATAAATGTAATATGTGTAGTCATTGGAAAACTCAAGATAAATCTGAATTAGATTTTGAAGTTATTAAAAAAATTTGGCAAGAGTCAAATGATTATGGAGTAGAATCTATTTGTTTAACAGGTGGAGACCCAGTATTATATTCAAGGTTTGAAGATTTGTTAAAGTTAAAAAGAAGTTTTAAACTTGGGATAATAACTTCAGGAAATTTCAAAAAAGGATTTGATTACAGTTTAATATCTGATCTTGATTTTATAAGATTCTCGTTAGATTCATTAGATAGTGAAAAATA